GTCTGTTCTTATTCAAACGAAGATTCCACGAATCAGTGCGGACGCTGTCAAATTGAAAAGAACCCCGGTCCACCACGAAATCCATGGGGAGTACGAAGGGGACGCCACGCTACTTACTGGTCAAGTTATGATTGGGATGCAGGCAATCATCCAGACTTCCCACACGCAAAAGGAAAGCGAGGCGATAGGGACGACAAAGAAACCTTGCGAATGAGGAAATCACAAAATTCCCGTACAATTGCAGAACAACATCAACACCACAACACAAACGTACACGACCGGTTCGTGTCCAAACTACAATCCCGTGATGTACTATCGGGTAAAACAAACAAGGACGGCAAAGCCGCGCCCAGAAATGTACTACAACCATACCCATACTATCCAGCACTTCATCCCAACCAAAACTTCGATGAAGATGAAGAAGTAATCGAAGAAGAAGAACAACAACCACCAGTTCCAATCCCAGAACCTCTTCCACCAGAAGAACAACAACCACCAAACATCGTTCCAGAAAACAATAGACCTCACGTAGTAACTAGAGTTCTAAATCCGGAGAATACCGAAGTAGAACCAACATACGTTACGGAAGGAGGAGAAGTCGTCGAAGAAGTTTCTATCGATGAAGAAAAACTAGTCAAAGTCAAAGGAACGCCATTCCATATGGTAGTACCTCCGGGTGAAAAGCATCCAGTAATTCTCTATCATGGAAGCGACGAAAGTAAGTATGGACTTTACACTAATGAAAAGGACCTACGGGACCCGTCAAAGTTTGGAAAAAGACTACCAAGGGCGCTTGTGTTAATCGACTTTGGAGGAATGCGCATTCCGTTTTATTCGTCCAATGGTAAAAACGGACCCAAGTATGACACGCATGGACCCGACAAGAACAGATTTGTAGTCCAAGGAGATTGGCTACCACTTTTCGGAATGGACGGATGGTTCAACAAAAACGGTAAAGGGAGGTCATGGTTTGATGGATGGGGCGTACCCGAAGTAGCCCAAGTACAAAAAGCACTAGCCAAGATTTGGCCGCGGCGCCGCCTATTCAATAGTAGCACGAAAGACTGGGTTAGACCGTATAGCAAGACGAATGAGTATGATGAGTTCTGGAGTCAGACCTTCCTTGAAAATCAAGACCGTTATCCAAAGGTTCCATGGTGGACTCACAAGAACGTACCAGAAGAATGGCATTCATCAACAGACAAAGTAATCGAAGACTTACATGCACTATTCGGTCGCGGCAAAGCAAAAGACCCAAAGGAAGAACCACCTAAGCCTCCACTGGATGTAGATATGGCATTCAAATATGCGGAAGAAGCAGGCATTGACAAATTCGATGTCATAATCAATAAGAAAACAGGCGTGGTTGAAGAAATCCGTATGGGGGACAAGGTCATTAAACAACCCGACTATGGAGAACCACCTATCAATTACAAGATGTACGAATCTAGTTCAGTTATAACCACTATGAAGAATGACGAAGAGGCACGTCGCGCCGGAGCCCCAACACCCGCTTGTGAGAAATGTGGCAATTACCACGACAAGCGATTAGAATGTCCCATCCGAGTACTTCTCCCTCCCCATGAAAGATTTGGATATGTAGCCCCCAAACAAAAAGTACAACAGGTAATCCTCGGAGGCGGAGGAAGAGGAGGAGGGGGAGGAAGACGAATGATGAAGAATCCTCCACGGAAGAGTAATAGCAATGACACCTCTTCGGCTGAAGTGATGCAGTCAGTATCGCCAGTAGTTTGGGCCCCTGCATCAGAACCACCTACTAAGATGGCAGTATTCGATATCGACGATACACTGCTCGACACCTCACAACGAATGCGTTCCGCTATTCGCATGGGATTATTCGACCCACGACAGAAAGGTAAGAAGTCCCATCCAAAGGGCGTACAGGCTTTCCGCGATTTCTTTTACAGCCCAGACCGCTTCGACCTTGATTCGTTGATTCCCGGCGCACTTGATTTGGTCAACAGCCTTCAACAACAAGGCTACACAATCGCATACTGTACTGGTCGTCCACGCCGTATCTTTGAAGCAACCAAGAATCAACTCCGTCGACATGGTTTCCCAATCATGCGCGACAAGAACGGATTTGAATTATTAGCAATGAAGCCCGACACGGATGGCAAGACCACGTCGTACAAGTTCAATGTGCTACGTGATTTACAACATCGCTACGATGTTCGTATGTTCTTCGACAACCATCCCGGGAATCTTGCAGAAGCCCAGAAACTTGGAATCCCCGGACTATACATTTCCATCGACCAGTATTCTGGAATCCAAGGCCTTGCAGACCGTTTCAAGCAAGACAAGCGTAAGGTAATGGATGATATCAAGCGCAATCCAGTAGCATTCCCCGTTCCAGAATCATACAAGCAACGCCTTGCAAAGCAACTAGGAGAAGAAATGACTTCGGAGGGATACCACCCTTTAGTGGTTCAGGAACATTTCATCGATAGCGGAGCGTATCACGGAAATAAAAGCGACTTTGAATACGTTCAAGGCGAGTATCAAGAATTTCTAGATGAAATCGAAGCCCAAGATTGGGATGAAGCATATGCCGAATACAGCGATGTAGAAAGCCACCTCGCCTACTACATGTATACCAACTACGGCATCAGTATGCCTGTTTACACGCATAGCCATATCCGAGGCGTTCTATTCCGTGTGAAACTCTTTGAAGCAGTCATGAAACACTTCAAACTTAAGTTTGACCCGAAGTATCTAGTCAAGGGTTCCAATTACAAGAAAGTCTTCAAGGTCCGTACCGCACTTGAACTCGCGGCAAAAGACCAGAACAAGAAACTGCCCAAGATTACTGACGAGAAGTTGATGGCCGTAGTCAATTCAAAGATTGAAGAAGTCAAGCAGAATCCTCCGCAGACTTTCACCAAAACCAAAGTCAACAACTCCGTAAAGGGAACGAAGATTCAGAAGAAGCCAGACTCAGAAACAGGAAACAATTGTCATAGTTGTGCATACTGGAAGCCAGTAGGTACTGTTGATGGTGCTACTAGGGAAGTTGGTCTTTGTAGTCTTTGGAGTGATAAGGTAAATCGTGAAGTCCTTACTGGTGATACATTCTACTGTGGAGGTTGGAAGCAAGAAGCACGGGATAATCCCGGCGGCGCGCTTCCTATTTTCATTGGCGAACCTAATACCAAGTTCAAGAATTTGGGAGCCGTATTCTCTGAAATTCAAATCGGAAGAAACATCGTAAAGGATGTAGGTGAAGTAGTACAATCAATTTATCGAGGTCTAGCAGGTGGAAGAACATCAATGGCCGAAAAGAGGATGGCTATGGCAATTGCAAGTATGCAAAAGGAACTATCTGACCGCGCTACCGATAAGGGCGGCAATGCACTTGCTAATCTGCACATCGATTACGAACTAATTGACCAAAGCGCGACCCTTACTTTGATTGGTACAGCAGATGCAATCAAGATGACTAGCCCACCCAAGAACAACCCCAACTTCGACCTACCATCAAAAACGAAATTATCCATAGAATCACCAAGGTCAATGGAATATTTAGTGGGTCGCACAAATCCCCTTCCTAAGCCCAAGAAAGGTATGAAGAAGCCAGAAAAGTATGTCGAGTACTTGATGGGTCATACTAAGATGCGCACTGAATTCCCAGACCGCCGTCAGCGCTATGCTGTTGCTCTTTCACTAGTTGAAAAGAACATGAAGTCTGGCCGAAATTGGGCACGCCATCGTGGACTCAAGAAAACGGTCCAAAAGAAGCAACTGAAGCGCCTGAAGGGAACCGCCGAAGCACTAAACAATCCCGGCGGCGACCCAGTACAACTGTACGAATCATTCAATGGTCAACCACCTGATGAAATCAAGCGAGTAAGCGTTGAAATGCCAACTACGCTAGTACGTATCGGTGAAGGTGGATGTTGGAGCGTAGGCTACCGTTCCGATAAGGAAGGACATGGCGACGACCAAAAGTACATTCACAACTTTGGCGACTTCGGTAGATTCCCAAAGAAGAAACCTAAACCCGGCGATAGGAAGGAACCAGACTTATACGCGGCAATGGATGAGAACGGTAATGTTGTATACTTAGTCATCATGGGTGGAACGTTCAGCCTAGAAACAGACCCGGATTCAGGCGTAAATTGGTTGGTGGGATGATATGGCACGAGAAAAGTTGTTCGGAATTTCAGAAAAGGGCTGGAAGGCCATTGACGTAGCGTCCGTAGGATTGATTCTCGCTACTACCGTTGCGGACTTTGCACAAAAGAGCAAGAACCGCAAAATCAAGAAATTTTCTCGCGTAGGTCTTTCCCCAAAGGCATTCAAACGAACGAAGTACCTATCCAACGGGCTCCTAATCTTCGTTCTAGCAAGAAACTTAGTCGATACAATGGAGGAATACAACATCCTAGTCAAGAAGGACGCTATATTCCCCGGTCGTGGATTACTTACTGACACTGCCACGACAGCACTTCGACAACTAAGACCCGTTGGGCAAGTACCTGCACCATTAGATGGCGATAAGGTACGCAACGTATTTTGAGGTAATGATATGGTAGGCTATTTTTCTGAAGACACAATGACGCCCGGTGAGCGCGACAGATTCCGCGCATATGGTACATTTCTACTCGGAGCCAGTGGTATCTATCTATGGATGACTTCTCGGGAAGGCAAACCTACCGTAGTAACTGCTACCGGGACCGCTAAACTAAGTAAAGTAGAAGTTACTCAAGTAACTGGATTCGGAGTTCCAAACGACGCCACTGTTGACCTATCAGCGACAACTCGTAATGTATCCGGATTCGACATGTCCCTAAGTATCGGTGTTATCGTAACAGGCGAAGGTAATCTTTCAGCATCGGCATCAGCAACATATGATGACGGTAGCATTAGTGAAACGAAACAACTCGGTGGCGATGAACAAGAAGGCAAGACGGCCTTCACTATCAATAACCGCGACTTCACCAAGGCCGACAAGTCAATTAAGTCGTATACCGTCGCTGTGACTGCGAAGGATGGTAGTGCTGTTAGCGCAACCACCTTCACGGTCGGTGCGTGAAATGGGTGCGACAAAGTCCCAAGGATTCTACTCCAAGCCCAAGAGGAAGGGCGGGGATGTATCTGTCGACCTCGCTAAAGGTCTAGCCGTATCAGCCGCAGATTCAATCGGAAAGTTTCACGAAACCCATTACGCAATGGTAAGGGACTTCTCTGAATTTGAAGAAGGAGGGCGTTCGCTAGTTACAGCCCACGACCACGTTCATTACCACGTTTACGGCGACTATCGCCTTAACTTATCCGAACTGATTGGCCCAGACTTTGATGTTGGAAGTTCAGTACAAGCGGCAGACCTACGAACAGCAATGGGACCAGAACTAACAACGCTACTAGACACACTCGCAAGTGAATATCATACAGTACCAACAACAATCAGCAGGATGGTACAATCAGGGGGACAAACACAATACTTACCAGTTCCAATGCTTCGATTCAAAGTAGCCGATTATAAAGACGATACAACTAGAGGAACAGCAATCGAAACAGATGAAGTAGCCGGACGTAGATTCCTACAAGTTCCACGCCTTCATTCTCACCTTGTATCAGAAGGTCATTCAAGCCGAACAAACTTAGGGCTTGCTGAAGACCTTACCAACGGTTGCGATGAACTGCAAGGATTCATTGACGCAGGCGCAGATACCGGAGATTTCGTTCGTGTAGCCCGTAGTCGTCTTGATATCGAACCTCGTCTATCACGATGGTCCAACAATCAATTGCATTCTGGAACGCAAGCAACACGATTCTTCCTTCCTAGTCTTGGTACTATTCTTGTTTCTCCTGAACGTCTTGATGGACTAAAGGATTACGTGGGGGCACGTATTGAATACATGGAGGAAGAAGTAACGGAAGGACTTGATGATAACAAGTACAACTTACTACCAGAATTTCACTACCACTCGGTTGCGAATCTAAATGCAAGATACGCCGGAGGAATCAACGCCCGAGGGTCTATCACTGGCTTGAACGCGCTAATCAGTGAAGCAAGGGACCGCCTAAACGAAGATACAGAATACATCGCATTCTTCTTGGATTGGGCAAAAGCAATCATTACTCATCCCGACTATCGCCACTACCTTGAAGTTACACTTGCAGAAGACCTGAATGACGAAAACAGGAACATCATTACTTCATTAGGTGGCGTATTACCAGAACCAAGATTCGTAGGTTCCCCGGGCGGAGGAGCCCTCCGTAACTCAAGCATTGCAACTCCCATCCTTCCTAAGCGAATTATGACTATCGCAACACAAGCAACATTCCGAACCGAATCAGATGAGTTCGATGATAACATGTTTGAAGCGGGTAAGCACTTCATGAATCAACTGATGAATGAAGGACGTGCAGATATCGTAATGGGAACTGCAATCAAACTAACAAATTCTGGAAAAACGCGCTTACGAGGCTCACTTAACCAACTCGATGAGGATGATGAAGACGACGGCGGAGATGTGGAAATCTTAGACGATATCGATGAAGACGATACTTTCTACATCAACGAAGTAGTAGATAAGCGATATCAATTGAGTTATACCTTATCAAACGGTCGCACCGTATTATTCCCACTTACACTAGGAGGAGTTGAAATGCCGCATACAATCCCCGGGACACCCGACAGTGTTTGGTTTAGACGCGGGGATTTCAATGTATTCGACGAAGACAAGAACGAAGAACTTGACGAAGAAACCATTCAAGAAGAAGGATTCAAGGGTCAGGTCAACAAATACCACCGAGTATTCCTTCGCATTGTGATGGATTGTTACATGACAATTGAAACCTACACCGCCATGCTAACAGGAAACATCACAACCAAGAAAGCAAACAAATTCAGCCGTGCAAATCAAGACCCCAACATGCGCGCACTAGCCGCACGAGAAAGAGGCGGCGGCGGTGAAAAGCAAGGTAAGAAGGGGAAGAAGGGCAAAGACAAACCGGGATGTGCCGAGAAACTAGCAGAACTTCGTACAGAACTTGCGCTAGGACAGTTGGTTGGTACTTACTTGACGACTCGCGGCGATTATTCACGACTCCAAGATTTCTACAATCAAGACTTAACGGGCGCAGAAATCCTTTGGCTATCCAATTCCATTTCAGATTTCAGCCCGAATCTTGTTTCTGCAACTCCAAGCCTCAATAGAAATCAACTTGTACAACAAGTCTACATCCCTCCCCAGAACGCCCGACAATATGTAACAGGAACAGAAACCAGTCCAGAAAAAGTTGTTCTACACCGCGCAGACCCCTACGGCGTACTTGGAGGGGTTCCGCAAAATCAAGTAGTAGGTACATCAGTTACAGTGCCTACAACGAAAGACTTCGCGCAAGAAGTACCCTATGCATACGAACCAGTAAAACCAACAACAATCTTCCTACGACTAGACAGCGCACTTCTTCGCGATATCCTAATCGAATACGTAAGGCAACACAATCTCTTCATCACTGAAGTAGCACGTACGGCAGTTCGTAAGAAAGGAAAGAAACGCCAAGGACAAGGCGGTAAGCAAAAGAAGGGCAACCAAAACAAGAAGGCATCTTCGGTACTTCCAACAATGTGGATGCTTACCAAACAAATGGCTACTCAAATTCTACTACTTGACGACGCCAAGCCACACGTAATGTGGAACAACCTGTTCGATGCTGTTGAAAGATATCGTACTCAAATGACAATGCAATACCCAATGATTCCAGAACATTGGGCACAAACATTCACCGTTGCAAATCTACGCAAAGACCCCGAACTTACAGGAGGTTCACCAAACACGGAAGAACAAGCCGCATTGCTTTCGGAATACATGCAGTTCCTTGAATCAGTATACTTCCAAGACTTTGGAATGATTGCTGAAATCGCAACGGGTCTAGACATTGCTCGTATCGAAATGATTAGCGACCTTGATGTTTTGAAGCGGTATTTCGTTGAACGCCTACACGAAGATACCCGTTCTCGTTTCTTAGACCGAGCCTCATGGAATGGTTACCAATCCCTCATTTACATCATGCGAACCTTTGCTGACATTCCACCAGAATTGCGTGGTGAATACACGGCTTCTCGCTTTGACGAAGACGCAATCACGCAAATGCGGGAACAGGCAAGTCAAATGGGAACACAACTACGAGAACCAGTATATGGCCAAGTAGAAGACGTCAGTCCAAGATTCATGCGCGAAGGTCAAGTATATCGCCCACCGGGGTTCTGAGGTGATTAGATGGAGCGTGAATACAAGTACATCTATCGTGAATTTGATAAGTACGTTCGTATTCTAGAAGCCGAAGGTATCTATCCTCCGTCAATTAACAGTATCGAATTCTTTTGTAAGGAGATGATTACAAAGAAGTACTGGTACTATCCTCCTACTCGCGGAGGTATCAAATCTATTATGATTTACGGTTCACTTGCTCGCGACCAAATCACGACAGAACCAATTCTAGACAGGTCAGATGGAATCGAGAATCAAGCATTGTTCAATGAAATGCGCGAGAAATTGATTGAACGCGTCAACGAAATGTACGGAGAAACCGGCAACGAAGAACGCGCAAGGAAGTGGGCACCAAATCCGTTCTCGGTCGACGAGCGTGCATTTGAATACGCCTTGATGGAAGGAATCATGGCAGACGAATGGGACAGGCTAGAACCATTGGAACAGAAGCAAAGCGTAGCGTATCAAAAGGCAGTAGCAGATTCAGTTTACGTCAAGAATCGCTGTGCAGATTACTTCAGCACGGTCGGCGCTTTCATGCTTCGCAAAACAATGCACCACCCGATTATGAGCATCTATTTCTCATTCTCCGCATCCCCCGCAGAAGGACGCAATTCGACTTTCCTTGCACGACCAAAAGGTGGCGAAGTAACGGTTGATTCGGAAGAAGATATCAAGAAGTTCATGGAACAATCCGAGTACAAGGACATTCTTTCGATGGGGAATGATTCATTCCGCGGCCTTTGGTTTGTACCAAGTACAACAGGCGACAACATCAAGATGGCCTGCATTGATTTCGATAATCCAAGCATGGCGGCAAAAGCAACGAAGATGAAGACCGCAGTCAGGAACGTTTCAAAGAAACTAGAAGCACAAGAAGTTCCTTACATCATCATGTTTACCGGCAAGTCCTACCAAATTTGGTTCGGTACAGAAGCAGTTGGCATTGATAATCAGTATGAAGCAAACCGATACATCGAACAATTGCTAAAGGGCGTAGATGCAGTAGTAAGTGCGAAGTCTTCAGTTTCAACCGCAGAACGCGAAGAAGCAATCACTAGGGCAGTTCCATTGATTGACAAATCCGTGAACACAAAAAACAAGCCATTGGGTATGTTCTTTGGTATGCATTACAAGCCCCAGAAATCACCAACAGATGACCCGGGAACAGGATACGTTCGCGTACCAGTACCACTGAAACAACTAACAGCATTTGACCCAACACAAGAAGCACACCCAGAATATGTACTCAAGAACTTCAATGCGCTATCGTTGCAGGTAGACCAGTTCTTCGACGCAATCAAAATGGGACAAGGATTCGGAGGCAAAGGAAACATCGAAACACCTCCGAAGTGTTTCCGTAGCGACGAAAACGAACCAAACTTCTCAACCGTGAAGTTCGCGGAAGAATGGAAGAAAGGAAAGAAAGGATTCCCCGAGTTCAACTTCAGTGATGGCCGTGCCGAGGCTTCGCAGTATACCGAAATCATCGTAACGCCAAAGTTCGATGGTTGGCTTGGAGTAATTCATTATCGTAGCACTGGCAACTTCGTTCTCGATGGAAAGCGCTTAGTTGAACAGAAAGAACGTTCCACGCGAACGGGGAACATTGTTTCGTCCGAAGAAGTACAATGCGTACTCGTTACACGCGGCGGAATCGTGATGTGGGATAACCATTTGACGAGGGAATTCCAACGAACCTGCGAACGATTGGGAATCCGCGAAGCGATTCTGGCCGGTGAGATTGTCACATACAACGAGTTCGGAAAGGTAGCCGGACCCCAAGGCGTAACAGCAGTATTGAATCGCAAAGAAAAGGAAGACGGCAAGACTACACAAAATGAGCGCCTATTCAACAACCTACGATTCACGCTAACAGACCTCATCAAGATTGACGGCAAGCAATGGGGAATTGATGACGACTACGAAGCAAAGCACGACCTTCTCAAACAATTCACATCATTCCGACTTGACCTTACTCCGTACTTCAAGTTGCAACAGCCATTAACGGAACGATTCGATGCACTTTGGACGCAAGTTACTACAACCGATGGACACGAAGGATTCGTGGTCTATGCAGATGGCAACCGATTCAAAGTCAAGCGACACAACACATTGGATGCAGTAATCATTGGGATTGATTCGACAAGCAAGCGTTGGCAAGATGGTAAAGGAATTGGTTCAGCATATGTAGCAGTAATGCACAACAGACCAAAGTTCGGACCAATGTATGTTTCACTAGGACGTGTAGGTACAACAGGATTAACAGACGCACAACGAAAAGAACTAACAGAAAAAGTCCTAGGAGAAGAGGATGAACACGTTGTTCCACTTAGCAAAGCACTGGGACAATCAGAAGATACTATGGGTCTTGAGAATGTAGTGTTTGTTGAACCTACTACTGTTGTTGAAGTCGTATATGAAAAACTGAATGAAAGCCGCGAACCTTCATTCGCGATGTATCGCCAACAGCGCATGGGCAAGGGAAGAAGTGCAAAATCCAATTTCACCTTCGCTGATGTAATGTATGCCCGTCGTATGCGTAGCCCCCGTATTGTAGGAATTCGCGAAGACAAGAATCCATTGAAGAAACTGGATGTTGATTCTGCACAAGGAGATACATCAGGTGGATTCAAGATTGGTGCAAAGCCAAACCCCGTATTTGGTTTACCAACCATATCCCAATTGATGAAGGAACTGAATCGCATTCAATTCTTCTATCCAACAGCAGGGAAAGGCCCACCAGTGATAATGGATGACAACGAATTGGTCCAACGGTCATTCGTAGGTAACGTAATCGCAGGCCCCGAGATACTAGACGGTCCAATTGATATGTGGAGGAAACTGCACAAACTCATGGACAGGGATAGGGAATTTGCAGGATACGTGAAGAACAATACAATCTACTACGGTACTTCACATAACAAAATGTCCGTAGCGGTAGGATTCAACGGTAGTGATTGGGCCAACGGAGTTGATTTCATGTTCCACACACATCCTGCGAACCCAAGATTTGGAAACGAATTAGGGTACATGTCCCCGCAAGACGTAGTTGCATCTATGGGCGAGCGCGTGATATTTGGTATTCGCTATCAAGTCATCAGTGAAAACTACGGATTCGACGTGCTACGAATTGACATCAAAAAGGACAGTCCATTGGCCAAAGAAATGAGAAAAATAGCAAAGTCGAAAAACGAAGCAGTTCAAAAGAAAGCGGCGACCAATATCGGGAAGATACTTAATGACGAAGCGAAATTGATTACAAAACAGTTCAAGAACAAAACATCCGACAGGAACAAACTCACGTCGTATCTACTTGAAAATGAAATTGCTTTCACACCATTCGATATTAGCGGGATTACTATTGAAGGATTCAACAAAGTGTCCAAGAACTTCCACATTGAATACCAAGTACTACCATTACCACTATACCAAATATCAATGAAAGGAGAATATCCACAACTTGAAGTCCTTACCAATCCAATGTCATTCTACGGATACGAACCTACTCGCAATGTGCAATATGCAGGATATCCCGGCGAAGAAGTGTGGGGATTGAAGATTGAAGATGAGTTCAGAAACGCATTCAATCGCGTTTATGCATTCGATAAACCACCCGGCAAAGATAAGATGTATCTAACAGGGACTTCCTCCTCACCTCAATCACCCGCACCAATCAAAATCCGAGGACGTAGTATTTACTTAGACGTCAGCAATTTAGACCAAGGAATGTTTGCAACTGCAATCGATGACGACTTGATGGAAGGTCAAGATGCCGCAAAGATTCTACCTAAGTACCAATCAGGGATAGAAGTTCCAAAATCAATGTACGACATGGAACGCGACATGTATCATAACGACTTAGAACAAAATCGCAGGGACATGAAACTCCAAGTCAAGGTATTCTTCGACATGAAGAGGCCAAAGGATTCTCTGAAGTCCAAAGACCCAGACAAGTTCTACGAACAGTGGTATCAGGACATTGAAGAATCTGGAGAAATTCTCAAGTCTGTCAGTTCAAAGAAAGGGCTTCCGAAGGATGAAAAGAAAGTTCTAGCAGAAGTTCTAGCAGACGAGATTCTAGAAAATCCACAATATGTAACCAACTCGTGGGATTCGTCAATTGAAAAATTCATAGCACGTTACGATGCGGTAATGAACGAATACATGAACGGTATCTCCGCGCACCCAGATATCGTACTACGAACAAAGTATCCAGAATGGGAATTCAACGCACTTCAGAAGGCTCGCTTGCTATCACTTGCTGAGGATGAGTACAGTTATACTGAGGAAGAGGTTAGGGCAATTCAATCGGGTTACCCACCGAAGGCCATAAGTCCGTCACTCACGTCGGCTTTCTCAGACCTGTACGGTCCGGGCCTGCGCTTTGATGACCTTGACAACGAGGAGGATGATTTCGATGGAACCGAGTCAGAAGACAATTGAGATGGTCTTCGGCTTTCCTCGGAAGGGTGAAGTCTATGGAACATTCGATGTACTAGACTCAACCTTTGACCCTAGTACACAAACATGGTCGGTAACCTTTGCAGAAGAAATACAGAAGAAATACGCAATAGAAGCACTTCGTACATTCATTGGCAAGCAAGCCATCTTTGCAATTGATAACGTCGATTACAGTATAGAATTTCCTATGAAGAACGTAGTAGTCGAAACGATTCGCAACAACCCTCCGGGCGCTGTCCAGACACGCGTTAGTGGAAATTACACCGCAGACGGAGCATTCCAGAATCCAATTTCGGTCGAAGACTTCAATGCAGACATGGACAAGATGACCGTTTCAAATCCAAAGAAGCACTTCCGTATATACCCAGCAGGGGAACTACATTCCAAGAAGTTCCGCGACCAATTGTTCAAGTTCGTTACACGACGCGGAGAATCTTATGGATGGGTAGCGAATGGAGAAATCTATCACCGCAAGGGTTCGCTTATCATGCCCTATGTCAAAATCAACAAACACATCGAGAAGTCAGTAGTATCATACCATACACATCCATCAAAAGACGAGCCGTCGCTCACCAGTCCAGATGACATTCAGTGGTACATGGACGCGGCATACAAGTGGGGAATTCGCCATTTCTATACGATTATGAAAGACCGACTAGACCACTTTGAATTCATCGTGAAAGGTGATGCAGGACGTAAGCGGTATCTGAAAATGGACGAAGGTAAGTTCGTTGATGACCTTGGAGGAATGCTTGACAAAGTCGAAAAGGAATACAAGGACAAAGACGATATTGACGATTACCAGTTCTGCGAGCGTGTAACTCGTGCATGGATTAAGGATATCAACAGTAAATTCAGTCATCTAGTGGAAATCAAATACCACCATCATATCCGTCCCGGCGCACCAAAGAAACAGAAAGTGCTTGGCAATCCGGGAAGTGGTACCCCTTTTCCCCACACGTCCAAAATCAAGGTGGACGACAAGTATTTGTCCATCGCACTGAACGAACTCAAGGGAATTGACTACGATTGGATTCACTACGGCGGAGATGAGTTTAGCCACACAATGTATGTCTACTGGTGGTTGAAGTACCACTTCTTACCAAAAGCAGACAGCACCGACAGACTATGGCTATGGGAAAAGAAGGGTCTTGATTCGGAAACCCGTGATAAAGTCCGTACTTACTTACAACAAGAAGTCGAAGACGGATGGACAAACGCAGACTGTTTGTTGATGCTTGGCCTGTTCCATGACATTGCAAAGAAGCGCGAAAAGGAACAGAAGATTCACCATTCCATTCTGGGCGCAGATATGTTCAAGGAAGAAATCGCACCAGAACTCAAACTACCTACAAATTTGACAGAACGACTTTACTTGATGTTACAATCAGATGTAGGTAGGAAAAACATCACCGAAGAACAATTCCAAACAATTGCAGGGGACTTGTACCCAGTAGCAAAGATGTTCCACATGGCCGACAGAACCGCGCATCACCCATACATGTATACCATTGCGGCAAGGATGGCTCGACGTGAAGGCGTACTCAAGACCGGTGAATACGGCGATGCGTACATCGAGATGGCCAACAAGCACGACATTCTAGAGTTGGTCAAATTTTTTCAAGACAAAGCGTTACAGAATCCGCCGCCCAAGATTCCAACGTCTACGACGTATTCTGCGTCATATGACATTGCGATAGACCCTGACACGGCCGAGTTCTTGTTCCAAGAATACGACCCGCGTAAAGTACCCGGTAATGATGGTAAAACTGCCGGGACATTCATGATGACATACCGCCAAGGTCTGTATCTGAAGATGGTTCTTTCAGATGGATATGTTGCATCTGCTACTCTTGGGTTCAAGTATCCCGGTAATCTGAATATTACTGGTGTTCCTGTTCGTGATGACTATGGATTGTCTGGTGCTAGAGAAGTCTATGAACGGGTAGGACAAGTACTAGAACAAGCATACGAAGTAAATGTAGAATACCAAGAAGCAAAACCAGTACAAGCAGAAACATTCGATGTAGTACCTGCTTCAGATGAAGACTATGCAGTTCAGCCATTGACCAATCCAAGACCATTTGGTAGCACAATTGTTCTCGCAGGCGCACATGGTTCTGGTCGTCGCGAGGTTGCAAGGATGCTTCATCATCACGGCGGATACATGCTGTGCCCAATGCACACAACTGAACCAAGAAAGCCCGGAAGGATTCCAAACGAAGATTCCGTGAATCATTCGCACGAATCTTTCGATAAGGAAGTTTCCTGTGGAGAAATGAAGTATTGGACAATCGGTGCAGACGGGCACAAGTACGGCTATACCCAAGAACAACTAAGTCATCCAAAGACAGTCATGTATACAACCCCACGCATGGCAATGAAGATGAAAGAAGCAATGCCAAAAATCACAATCGTATTCCTAGATAACAAGGATTCCGTAAAGCGACATACCAATCGCCTAGCAAATCGAAATGGGGTAACACACGAGATGGCTAAAGCAACTGCAAAGCGCAAGCACACCCTTCGGAACTCTCGACATAATTTCGACAAGGTCGTACCTGTGCAGAAAGAAGATTACGGAAAAGTTGCAATGACCCTCATCAACCCTCGCATACCAAAGAAGTACGAGGGTCAAGACCCAAGCGAACATTCGGACCTTTACACGGATGAAGACCCTAAAGGAACAATCAAAGGTCTAGGGTTCAAAGATAAAGCAACTGCCGAGAAATCAATTAGGCTGATTGAGAACTCAGGAAAAACTCACGCACATAAGATTCAAGCGGCAATGGCAATGGAACAACGAGCAAGGTTCCACCCAAATGCAACATCCGGTATCAAAGCGGCGCAAAAGGTGTATGCGAATTTTATTGAAGAAATGAAACGCAAAACAAAAGCAAGGCGCAATCCAGCCAAGACACCCGAAGGAAGAAAGATTCCCAAGAGGTATCTGAAAGGACTTAACAAAGAAGAAATGGCTATTGCGGCAAAGGAAATCGATAAGGGATACAAGTACGATATCAACGACCCAGAAGCGTACGAAGAATGGAAATCAGATATCAAAGCAAAGGCTAGAGGATACAAGACTGTACCAAGTAAGTACAAGAAGAAGTTCATCGAAATGTACGGTCCACTTCCCGAGAAAGGCGATTTCCTAACCAAGATTTCAAAGGCTACGGGAATCAAAAAGAGCATCCTGAGGGAAGTAGAAAAGAAAGGACTAGCCGCTTGGAGAACAGGACATCGAGTAGGAGCAAACCAACACGCATGGGCAAGAGGCCGAGTATACTCATTCGTAACGCTAGGCAACACTGTCAAGAAAGGCAACAAGAAGATGGGCGATTACAAACTCGCAGTCAAGGCCGGACTCATCAAAGAAAACCCCTCGGGTAATTTTTTCCCGGGCGAAGCAGTAGAAAAATATCCTTGGTTGCGACATGCAGATTTAATCAAACAGAATCCATCAGAATATCCTGATTCCGTCAAGGAATCGCTAATCGTATTGGAACGTATGCAAAATCCTGATTACGAATACTTTGAACTAACAGACATCACACCAGTTAGCGCGTTTACTAAGTACCTAGATTCTGAGAATTTGTACTACATTGAAGATGAATTGATTGGTATTGCGAAGGGAGCCTTACCATTCATCCTCAAACAGAAACACTACTACAACCGTCCAAGACCCGCAGATGTGAACAAGAAAATCCTACCTGCTGATTCAAAGACCGCAAACACACCTGCATATCCGTCAGGCCATGCAATTCAATCATTTCTGATTGCGAATCATTTATCTGAAAAATACCCAAAGCACGCAGAAGCGTTTGAGGTAATCGCAAACCGAGTAGCAGACTCAAGAGTAAGCGTAGGACTACACTTCCCATCGGACAATGAAAAATCAAAGGAACTAGTACAGACGTATTTCACACCAAAACAAAACCCACCAGTATACGGACCATTACCAAATCCATCACCATCAAAACAACCAAAAGCATCATTCGATTGGTTAGAAAAGTTTACCGCGTGGGTTGAACTTGTCAACATGAAGAACAAGGAACTGATTGAATTCCTCGATTCAGACCCATGGGGCAAGAAGGCAGGCATTAACCGACAACAAGCAAAAGACTTCGGAGGAATCAGTCGTGGACGTTTCTCCGCAAGTCGTATCCTCATCATGCGCAAGAAACTTGGACTTACCGGACCAAAAGACTACATCAAAGCAGGTCCGATGATTATTCGCAACTACTACGAACTCGCGCAGAAGAAATGGTCAGAAGCAGATTGGGAATGGTGCAAGAAACAAGTAAGTTTCAACTCGCGCACGCGCGGACAGCGAGGACCGTACACCGATGAGAAGGGAAGACCTACCCGCAAACTCACATCACTTTGGGTATGGGGACATGACCCATGGCGTTATGCACGCAAGATTGAGAAGCGTAAGACTATGCCCAAGTGTCCAGACGTACCATGGATTGGGCGTACAGAAAAGCGAATGTATGGGACTACTCAGTACAAATATCCAGAAGTAGAAAACAACCCACCATTCCGCAGACCACGTCTGTATCACGGTTCTTCTGTCAACAACTTGAAGATTCTCAAGCCACACATGAACAAGACTATCGGCCGCGAAGTGGTCTTCGCTACACCCAATTACGAATTCGCCCTTGCAATGTCCGTCCCGTCTGGAAATGAAGACCTCGACATTGGCTACGTCAATGGTGAATTCATGATTGAAGAACAATATCCTGATGCATTCGATTTACTTAAGCAAGCCGCTTACATTTACGAAGTCGATGCCCGAGGATTCTATGAACACCCACAATTTCCATCAATGGAACGTATCATCGAAGTATCTGTACCAGTGAAGAAAGCAAAGCGAATTCCTAATGTATACCAAGAACTCCGTAGGATTGGAGCGAACCTCATTCCGTATCGGTGATTCCATGGAGTTCAAGACAGCAAAGGAAGTTGTCCGAGGAAAGGACGGCACTGTCATTTACACCGTTGACGGTAAAGAATGGGACGCTTTCGTTGCTGACATTATCAAAACCAAAGGTAGCGTTGAATGGTACATGCAAAAGCCATTCCGTTGGATGAAAGAACACCTCAATGTAGGATACAAAGCAAATGGAATTGGTATTCAAGAAACCAAGACCATTCACGTCCGCAAAGGACGCGAAAAGGATGAATCCCTACTTGTTCACGAATACGGACACGTATTGGGATATGGACATACTCATCCTCTAAATCCCAACATCATGAACCCCGTAGATAACATGCGAGTTACAGACGGCGACAAGATTACCGAGCGTTTCAAGGAGAATTTCCCCGAATACTACGAAAAGGTACTTGTTCCATCCGAAACACAACAAGCAGTATCCGTAGCCATCGCGCTCGGCATCATACTGTTTGGGGTCATGTCATGAGGGTAGCAGGGAAGTTCTTGGAAAGTCTTGGACGCCGCCATTCTGTTATCGTAGGAATGACACGGTCTGGTAAGACATACTTTACCAAGCACGTTCTGAAGAACCTACAAGCAGAAGGATACCACACGGTTTTCTTTGACCCAAAGCACGACGATGACTATGCAGATTTGGGCGTAATCTGTACAACCCCTATCGATTTCTATGCGAAACTACTGAAGAAGACCCCGCATATTGTGTATCGCCCAAGTCCAAAGAAAGACGAGCGAGCAGACGAACTAAGCCGTATTATCGAGATGATGTTTGCACTTTCTAAGAAACCCGGCTTCAAGCGTATGCGCAGAATCGTAGCCATTGACGAGATTCAGTTAATGGTCAAGAAAGGAACAAACGATGGTGTCGAGATGCTTTGGACAATTGGGGCAGGTATGGGAATCGTTGGAGTTGCAATCACCCAACGTGTACAATTACTCAACGAAACCTGTTGGTCGCAGTCTGAAAACAAGATTCTGTTCAAAACAGACGACCGTCCGGATTACTTACGTAGCAGAAACTTGGAACACTATTCTGAGAAACGGGATTTCTTCTTGGACACCAATAACAGATACTACTACTATGCAACCACAGGGGATGGTCGATGGAAAACCCATGAACCCGTTTCCGACAGCATCACCAGTAATACCAATAGACCCAAGAGCATCAAACCTAGTAAGAACAAAGGTAAGCCAATAGGCAATTTAAAGACGAAACGCTACATGGGATTGAAACGGTGGTAGTATGCTAGTGATTACAGTCCCCCATGCAAAAATCAACCAAACCGATGGTACAGGCTACGATGCAGGGGCTATCGAATTCATTGGATACTTGGAATCCGCACTAGACGATAAGAATGTCAAGTACATTGTCCATGTAGGTGAATCCCATCGAGAACTTGTTGACTTGAACAGGAAGGAAGCATATTCTACTGAGTACCACCAAGAACTACGTGCATTACTCAAACATGCTACCCTTCACATTGATTTACATTCATATCCGTTCGTATCTGAGGATGCAAACGACGAAGAAGCAATCACCACACTAGGCGATGACTTACGTTCTTGGTCGGTCCATGACTTAGTAATTCTAGAAATAGATGAAGTAAGCAACAGGGAATTAATCAATACAATACTAGATACAATGGAAACGCAATTCGATATGTCTGTTGTTGATAGTACCGTTGACAACTACATTACCGTAGTAGCATCAATACTATTCAAGGTCCCTTCCATCCTGATTGAGGTGAATGACCAAAGTGTGGAGGCATACCCATTGATGGCGTCTGCTCTCGCGCGTGCCGTTGCTGACTTTGCATGAATCTGAAGCCCATCATATTGATGGCTTGACTACGGCTAGACCACCATCTCATCCGTATACCGTGTTCGATAAAATCAAACAATTCCTTGTCGATTGTCACGGACACGGCTACCTTCTTTGACTGGTCTTGCTCGTGCCTCCGCCGCGACATCTAGTAACCCGACGACGAACCTCGTTAATATGGTTCTCCTTGTCCTATAACTTACAAGTATAGTATAACATAGTATTTCATCACAGTACCGCTTATATGTAACACCCTCATCGGAGAGAACATGGCCCTAGCAGAACTTGTGATGGTTAATCCACCCCGTAAGGGAAAGAAGACCCGTCGTAAGAAGACTGCAAGGTCCAAGAAAGCAAATAGAGGTAATACTATGGCACGTCGAAGAACTACACGAAGAAAAGCAACAAGCCGTCGTCGCAAGGCTAGCCCTGCACGACGTAAGACGACCCGCCGCCGCAAGCCGGCCCGTCGTCGCAAGACAACCACCCGCCGTCGCAAGGCTAGCCCTGCGCGTCGTCGCACGACCCGTCGTCGCAAGACGACCCGTCGTCGTAAGCCTGCACGTCGCAAGGCTACGACCCGTCGTCGCAAGACCACGCGCCGTCGCAAGCCTGCACGTCGCCGCAAGACCACGCGTCGTCGTCGTACGGCCCGTCGTCGTTCCCCATCCCGCCGCCGCCGTACAACTCGTCGCCGCAAGCCTGCTCGCCGCCGTCGTACCGTACGTCGTCGCTCAACTTCCCGCCGTCGCCCAGCACGTCGCCGTAAGGCTTCCCGCCGTCGCACTGTCCGCAGTCGTCGTAAGGCAGGCATGAAGAAGTTCAACATGAAGAACGCATACAAGTGGGTTACCAACCACTTGACCGCCTTTGAAGCCATCGTCGCTACTGTCGGTGGTATGTTCCTTGGTGGCGCTATGCCTTCCCTTGTACAAAGCGGTCTAAGCAAAGTCGGTGTCCCATCCAAGTACATTTCTTGGATGACCACCGGTACTTACACCCCATACCTAGCCGGTGCCGCTACTGGTGCGCTCGGTGCATTCGCCCTTCACACCCTCTTCGGTGTCAAGGCCTCGACTGCATCCGCTGTCGCTCTTGGTGCTGTCGCTATCCAAGCCTTCCGTCTTGCTGAGGCCCAAGGAGTCTTCTCCTCAATCCGCAGTGCGCTCGGTCTTGGTGGCTACTCCGGATACCTTGGCGCAGGCCACATGGGTATGATGGATGACCCAATGATGGAACTTGAAGGTAACCACTTCGGTGCCGCTATGACCTACGGGACAATGAACCCCGGTATGGGCATGGACGAGTTCTTTGGCGGTTCCCGTCAAATGAACTTCTACTGAAGTCGGTAGCGAACCATAGCAACCTCGCCTCCCTTGCCGGGGGATAGCCTAGCGGTTGTCCCCCGGCTCTTACGGGAGTAAAGGTATAGCATTACGGTTGAGTATCAACAATGTTTGATGCCGCTGAACGAGGTATTACCTCAACCTTCATCGGCTGAAAAGCAAAAGCGAAGGGTTCCCCTATCGTGACGCGGCGAATGCCTTAGGGCATTCCAAATCGTAATCGCTTCACCTAAAGTATGCGGTCATAATCCCGCAACCGAGGCAAATGCTATTCCAAAGTGTACCGGAGGCCTGATGGTCCTTAAACTCGGTACAACCGCATTCGCAAATTCGTTTTCTACTGATAGAGGCTTGCATTGCCCTCAGTACGTTTTACGAAAAGGTCCTATTTAGTATGTTTCATTAAATGTACCGTTTATGTCTTCTATTACAGTAGATTCGGTACATTCCGGACACACTAATCTAATCCAGTAGGTACCTTCTCGATAAGACACCATCTTACATTTACACTTGGGACATTCCAATGTAATCACCTAATACCGCGAGAACGAAGATACGCATTCCTAGTATCATCCTTACCCGCAGGAACAAGTTCACCATTAATACGCATAACAGCACTACTACGAATATAGTTGCTAACAGTTTCTCCACGCTTCTCGGCTTCTTGCTTGAGTAGGATTAGCATTTCTGGGTCTATACGAATGGTAACGGGAACCTTGGCTTTCTTAGGTTCCACCATGGTATTCACCACTACTATCTCGGTTATGAAGATTCTGAATGCTACTACAAAATGCATACAACGTATGACACCGTATGACAAACACATCACCTTCTTCATATAGTAGTGCTTCATGAGGAGGATTAGCCCACAAGGGCAGTAAAACAAAACAGGAAAGTGAATAACATGGAACTACGACCATATTACGACCGTCCAACGGCAATCCTCGCGGATTACCTTGCACGTATCGATACGAAAATTAAGGCAAACTACCCCCACTGGGGCTACGAAAACAAAGGCGTATGGCCAAAGGGCGAATACGGAAAAGGTGTGCTTCGCGCAGACCAATTCAGTATCCTTGGCTCGTACGGACAATGGCTTATCCCTTCCTCCGGAAGTAGCGGTAATCCTAACTCCACAACCGTAGACACCTTCGGTTGGACCCAACGTACTTTGGACTTCAAGACCCTTGAAGAGTTCTATTACTTGCTCATGGGAATTCAGTACCCGGTTACACCTCTTTTGATTACTGAACACCAATGGCGTATCAGTGGTATCGAAACACCAGTAATCGACCAACAAATCTTTGAAGTACTTGAGGAACCTTTCGTCTGGTACGAGGAGCCCATTGTAATCGAACCTGAGAAGACAGTAGTCTGCGCTCACCGTGTCGTCGGTGGAGCCGCTTCCTTTGGAAACGGTACTATCGGTGGCGCCGAGAAGTGGCGTGTCATCGGTTCAGTGGTTGGACAACATCACGAATTGATTCAACAGCGTCAAAGTATCGGGGAGTTGTCCTGATACCCCCCGGGTAATCAGTAGGAGGAATCAAGTATGTCAGGAATTGGCGGACTAGACGTTTCTTACGGAGCCCGACACCAGATTGTTCGTACCAACGTTGCGTGTCTACACACAGCAACCACAGCGGTTAGCAAAGCCCGTGCAAACGCGGCTTTCGATATGCTATCCCAAGGTCTTGGTAACACCATTCTGGCGCCGGACTTCCTTTACATCGGAACTGACGAATCTACATCACACTTGGATAACGACAACATCTTCCAAGTCGATACCACTGGTAACGGCGCGGTCGATGCTACTGTCATGAACAATGGACCACTACTCCGTAGTACTACCCACGTTCCATTCAGTGTTTCAAGCGCACCCGGTCCCGCAGACAACACCCTTGTTGCTCAAGATACCGCACTCGCTGACCGCACGGCAACTTCATCTGCACTTGCTACCGTCCCAAGCGGTACTCTTGCTCTTGATGCTGTACTGAACGTCGGTCTTATCGAGTTTACTGGTGCTACTGCGGCCGCTTCGGCCTTCGGCAGTGTGGTTGACGCTACACAGTCTGACACTACCGAAGCCCCTGTCGCAGGGTCGGATGCTGAATTCGCAGGTAGTGTTTACTCAGCGGCTTTGGCCGCATCTGCTAGCAACATCGACAATGCTACTGACCAAGGTGTCGCAGGCAAGCCTGAAGCAGTTGTCGGTACTCTCAACCTTAACTTGGTTGCGAAGAACCTTTACGGTGCTATCAACGATGCCGCGGCCGCACCACTTACGGAACTAAACCTCGCTTCAAGCACAGACGTTGCGGCGGTCCTCGATGACCACATCACCAACGGCCGTGCCCAAGCAGGTGCCTCAGGAAGCAACAAAGGCCACTACGAAGACCTCATGAGCGCAAACAGCGGCGCGTTCGCTACTGCTCTCGGTCTGGTCAGCGTAGTCAGCATTTGTAAGGTCCTCTGAGCCTAGCAGTAGTCGGCAAAACAGACCCCTTCCGGGGGTCGGCCATGCTCACGGAGCGTAAGCAAGGTCGACCCCATATCGGTCAGGGACCCGAGTCTTACTCGGTACTGTTAATACCAACTACCGCTTCGCATCAATTGGTACGACTCCCGTACAGAAAAAACAAGGGAATGGTAACATGGCAAACACAAATCAAGGAACACGCGCAGGACAAGTATTCGGACGACTAATTGGCGATGGCTTCGCCGGTAACGATTGGGAAAATGTAGTTCTTAAACCGGGCTACATCATCAAAATTCGGGACCGCTTCGCCCTCGTTGAAGCAGTCGAAGGACTTAGCATTGACCTGTATTTTAACGACAGCATTACTGTTACGGGCGACGGTTCAAACCGTGGCCTCGATAACACAGCAACAGACGAATCAGACAAAGTGTCGGCTTATGGTGAACACACCATGAACGCACTTCTCGGAATTGGTACTTCAACAGTACAAACAGCGGCAAGAACCACGGTTCTATCCCCAGACTATGACAGTGGCTACACCGTCTTCTCGGACTTGGAACCCTTCAAAGGACACTTGTACCACCTGTGCCCAACATTACCGGCACAACCAAAGTACATTTCCCAAGAAGGAAACATCGTAAGCCGTGATGGTGTACTACCATCAAGCACCTCCAACAACACCGGTATTCCAATCGGATTCCCCGGTGCAACAACAACAGGCGGTGGAGGCTCCTCCGGTCCTGCGGCAGGTGTCGACCCAGTCGGCTCGGTATCACCAAAACTGTACATCAAGCACCCTGCGGGGGTACCCAAGTTCGTACTTGATGAATCACCTGAGTCCGAATCCGGTAGCACCACTAGCGGAAACTTGCTTGGTCTATCCGGTTTCATTGACGCACAAATCAGTCCTGTCGAAGACCCGGACTGGTCGTACTCGATGTGGATAGAACACGGTGAGAACAACCTCCCTGCCTTCCGCGCAGTCGTAGATTGTGAAGAGTACATCCTCGATGGACGTATTCGTCTGCAAGGATGGAAGTACCGCATCGTCGAACTTACAATGTCGCAACTTCGTACTATCCGTGAACGTAGCGGTGGTCGCCTTGTCTTCAAGGTCATCAACCCTGCGGGACTACCTACTGCCGGAACCATGCTGTCGGAATACTTCCCTCAGTGATTATCCGGTGGTGGTATGAATGGTAGACGAACCGACAAGAGTAATCGCGAATAACATCGCGGACAATGCGCCTACGAGCAAGACTAGGGCGGACGCACGTTTTGTCAGTACACGCCAAGAAAATCTAACGATTGAATCTGGCGACCAATACATTGTACTTGATGAAATGGAGAAAGGAGAACTCCAATCAGTCCGTGTTGTCGTTGACAATCCCTATGTGCAAGTACTACTACAACTAGACGAATACCGCAACAAAGACCCCGATGGGGAATCTGCGGCGGAAATCATCTACAATGGAAACTCGGACACCGCTAACCGCGGATTCAAGGTTCTAGACGGACAAGGTTCTGGTAAGGGCTATGTCATGGAATATCGTCCTGATGTTCCCGAACCATACGAACAACGCGTTCGATTAATCATCCGTAATCAAATCCGTCGAAGTGGCGATGTTTACGGTATGGATTTGTCATACACCAGTGGAGGTTCCCTCGCCAACCCTGCGGTACCCGCACACATGGCCGGTGGAACATTCAGCCACCCCGCACTTCGTTCTGCGGATATGTCCCAAATCGCACAAGCAATGACAAGGCCAGTAGGCGTCGAAGGATACTCGTCGAATCAAGTTTTCAACGAGGCTACACTGTTCAGCGACCAACCACTAGGTTCAGACCATCCTTACCAAGGAATCGCAGGCAAGCCATTCTTCAAGCGTGATGTATCTACGGATGCTATCATGGAAGGAAGTTTACTGTTCCATCTTGGCACCGAAGCAAGACCAGTTTCGCTTGAAACTTTCGGATATTACCGACTCCGTGTAATTGACGAACCGGATTCCTTCCCCGGTAGTAGTGGAAACCCATCTTCAATGGCTATTGAAATTCGACCAGAATTGCAACAAATTGCCGGAGGCGGAACATCTGCAAACGTGTATGGCTTTGGTGTAACACCATGGTACGAACCAAGTTTGATTCGCAAAACAGACCTTATGGCGGCAGGTCCCTTTGGGGACACTTGGCCGGGTACAGGTACATACACACCATTTACAGGAGGAACATCACTAACAGGAGAAACATTACCTGCATCGCAAAGCCTGATTGGTCAGCGGTTCTTCTTCCGTCGTGGAGGAACGGTATACTTCCCCGGTGTAGTCAAGTCTGTAACAAAGACCATTTCACCGATTGCTAACACAACAGCGGTAGGCGTTGGTAACGTTTCATCTGTTAGTCAAACAGATGGCCTTGGTCGGTTCTTGCAGAACAATGCTGTGAACAAGATGGGTTCAGAAGACACATTCTTTGCAGTAGGCGCACACAATCAGAGTGGAGGCCGCGATGTTATCGTAATGCCTCAATTTACAGCAACCAAACTAGCGGCCCTTGAAGGCGTCAAGGTTGCAGAAGGAACAGCAAATGAAATCACCCTTACTGATACTGGTGATGATGAATTGCTAAAGCATAGAACGTCTACTGCTACTACATCAGGAACCTATGAAGTATTCCATATCCCACATACACCATGGATTTATACCATTGAATTTGAACCGGGTGTTACAGAAACTCCAATCGACTTCAATGTACTATTCGATGATACAGATGCAAACCCATATCTTGCCGGGGTTACTTATGGCGGTTCCTTCCTTACTCAGAAAGTATCAACTGGTAAATACGCAAATGCAAGCAACGCTTCAGATGGTACTGGTGCAGAATTTTCACGTGGGCTATTCCCTACAAGCGAAACAAACTGTTGGGGCACCGTAACCTCACAAGCAGACACGAACCCCCATGTATTGATTAAGGAGATTGAAGTCAAGAGGTCAAAGAAGGTATCCTACGACGGGTGATTAGATGGTATTCGGAATTACAGAAGAAGAACGGCACGTCCCAAGAAAGTTATTCAAAAACGGTATTCTTGACTTTGCACACCGACGTCCTGTAATTGCTTTCTTCGTAGTTCCATTGCTAATCGATGGTGTAGCGAAAGTCCTCCAAGGAGGATACCGTACCGTGCGCCACGGCGATTACAAACTAGGTTCCGTGGCGGTTATGTCTGACGAGGAAGAAGACAGCACACTATACGGCGGTGCTTCCCAAGACTACGACCTGTTTGGTTCCCTTACCAACAAGAACACTACCATTGGTGTTACAGACCCCAACAGTGGTATCTTGAAGGGCGAGTTCTATCGTGACACTTCCCATCTTACACCCGTTCGTTCTGTAACGACAGCCGGTGAAAACCCAAGCCTATATCGCGATACTAGGCACCGACTACGCGCAAATTACCGACCATACACTCCCACCGAATCCGGATTCATCGGACGTTCCGTAGGTTCCCGTCTTTCAGATGGTGCTATCAGTGGCAACAAGACCGCTGACCCCAATCTAGTAGACCTTGTCGGAACGGGACTGTTTGCCGGTCTAAGTGGCGCAAGGAGGATTTGAAATGCAAGTATGCCCAGTATGTGCAGGCCAAGGTTGTAATCATTGTGGAGGTAAAGGCTACCACGGTATCAACCAACAACTAGGATTCGTTACCATCAACAAAAATACCGGTATCGGCATCTCGGTAGGAACTGGACTTGTAGGAGCCATTGCTTGGCCTATGATTACTGGAGGTTTTGGTAAAGACTTGAATTCAACCCGTAAGGCTAAGAACATGGCTATCGGTTTCCTCATTGGCGGAGTAATCGGTGGCCTCGGTTCCTACGCAGGTTACCAAATCCAAAACTGAGGAATGTACATGGCTATGAGCGGTATCAGTGGACAAACATTCGGTCTAGGGTATTCCTCACCAGTACAAATTCAACGTAATCCAATGGGTATTTCGACCCCAGCCATTTTGAATAACGTCGGCATCCCCCTACTTGTAGCGGGCGGTATTATGCTGATTGGATTAGCCATGACAAGTAAGTATCGACGCAGGAAGTGAAAAAATGGGCATCATACCAAGTAGGACAGAAATCAGCAAATTCTTTGACCATCATCCTATCCTTGGTACAGTCTTTTTCATTAGTGGTGCTTTTACTGTTTTTGAAACTGTAAGGGCTGTTACTGCACCTAAGGGTCAGGGTCCTTTCTCTAATATGGGTTCGGCCCACGTGCCAAACTACATGACCCGTTCCACACTATCTTCCATGGAACAAGATGTGAAGTCCCTGCGCAATCAAATCAACGCCGACGCTAAAGTCCCAGACTGGGCTGAATCTAAGATTTACACTGCGGCTGACCGAATCAATACAGTAGACGATTACATGCGCCATCGTAGTGGTCTAGGCGGAATGTCTAAATCACAACGCGAAGAACTAAGCAAAATACAATCAGAATTACGCAAAGCATCTAAGATGCACGCATCCCAAGCAGACCGTATTTCACAACTAGGAGGAAGCACATCAACTACCACCTCTTCGGCTACATCTCACCGCGGATTCCGTCGCACGCTCACACAGGACGTAATCCCTGTCCGTAGCATTTCTCACGCAGACTTCTTCGGAAGTGTACCTACCCAAGCACTAGCAAATCTAGGTTCTGCTAACTTACCACCTGCTATGCGTCGTCGCGTTAGTCAACGCGGTCAAGGCACACCATCGCTTGGCACTCCGGGTGTACAATCAATCGATGTAGACGACAACATCAGCCGTAGCGGATACAGTAGCATGAGCGACTTGTTCGGTATCGATGGAGTAGTTCCTCAACCCGGTGGCGGGTGGACGGAATGAAACTGAACAGGGATTACATCATTGGTGCATTCATTGGTGGCGCCGCGGTTTCATTGCTGAATGTTCCTCGTATAAGTTCTCTGAAAGAAGATTCCAAAGAACGACAAGCACAGTATGTCAGCAAAGTCCAAGAATTGGACAGACAGATGCGTCAAGCCCAAAACAAAGATGAAATCATCGAACTGCAACGTCAGCAGGCAGAATTAACTAAAGCAGAAATTGACCATTTAAGCAAAGCAAATGAATCGTTGTATTCCCGTATTATCGAACTTGAGAATAGACCATTACCAAATATGATGGGAATAGACTTGATGGGGATGTACAAGGTAGCATACCAATGGAGGTCGTTTGCATTATACCTGTCAGGCAAAATAGGAAAAGATGGTGGTGGACATGTGGGTTCAGAAGACTTCTATCGTAATGTTTCATTGAAAATAGACCCCATGATGAAATACGATAACTACTTGACTTTCCAACCATTACCCCATATTAAAAATCCAAAGGACCTGTGATAGTATGAATCATCCATACGCAAAGAAGATTCCACGGCACCATCCACAGGTGCAAGACCGTCAGATGATGGTTGATGGGTTCCAAGATTTTGCGTACAAAGCATTTCATCCTAAGTACGAAAAGAGCGCGGCTCCATTAAGCAAAAGAAGAAACGGTGTCGGACCAACCCATCATCAACTAGGGACATTGATTATTCCCGGTGATTCAGCCTATGCGTTTAGGGCGATACAGGTTGTAGGGGGCTTAATGCTACTATCAATGGTTTCCACGCAGATTGCTAAAGGCACTCAGAAAGCCTTCAAAGATACGAAGACTATGCTATACCGTGCTAATCAGCGAGGAGCGCTTACTGCCTTAGCGGCAGGGGTATTTATTGCGAGAATAACGTAATCAAGCAACAACTGGCTCAAGACCAGAAGGTGCGACAGTTTCGCTACCGAGAGCCTGAGCCTTCATCAAAAGGGCTTCAAATTCGCTCTCGATGGCGTAGTCTGGTACTTCCTTGGTAAGAGTACCCATTACTTGGTCGCCGTTGTATACGTTCACGCTAATCAGTGTCATTTGCTTTTCTTTTGCCATGTCAATCAATCCTTGTTCTTTTTTGATTTGCGGAACTTTGGAAGGGCTTTTTCTTCATCAGTTAAATTCCAAGTCAGTGTTCGTTCACCTTCTGTTGGTTCCTCATCCCATACCACTTTACGTCTTGACCTATAAGTTTTCGATTGAAGTTTTGCATTTGGGTCGTACTTTTCCTTCGCCCCACGAAGCCCTACGGCTTGTTCATTACTCCACTGAACGGCGTGCTGTGTCTGCTTTGTCTGCTTTTCTGGGCGCTTGAATCCCATGACTTCATCCCATGGATTACCCAAACACGGATAATTTGCGCGAGGACCGCCGAAATTGAATTCACAAGACATACATCGTACAACGATTAGATGTGTCCAAGGTTGAGTATCACCACGCGTTGAAGACGCTTGGCTTTCGACACCACCGACTTCATGGAACACACGAATATCAGTATGACCGCACTTAGGACAGAACATAGGTTGAGTCTTAGCAGGGTCATCGAATAGTTGTTCACCTTCAAGATTGATTTTACCATCAGCAATATCAGCACAAATGGGACAACGCTTCTTCGCGTCCCATTCTGCATTCGTAATCTTCTCATCGCTTGCCATTCACTTCACCGTCCAGTACAGAATTCTTTTCTTGCCATGTCATTACTTCCCACTGTACTTGAAGTGCTAAGTACCCACACTGTTTGTAGTTACCGAACATATGTACGCTAGTGATTCCTTCCCCACCAACGGCCATGATGAATTCTGTAACACCAACTTCTTTCAGTCGTTCCATAGTGTCTTCTAAAATCGATAGTACTTGCTCGTTTGTCATAGTGGTTCATCCTCGTCAATCAATACCAGTTCGTAAACCAAACCGGTCGACTTGATTCGGTCTTCAATCTGCTTTGCAGTAAGTGGACCCTTCAGGTCGCTGTCAATATACCATTCCTCATGCTTGCATTGTCCGCATGTGTGAGTATCAAACTCGCAACCCATTTCCCGAAGTTCGTCAAGCAATTCAAAGACCGCATCAAGACTACCATTGTTGTCATCATGATAGAACTGTACCAAAGTACACAATTTCATTTTCATCATTCTTCCTCACTTCCCTTTCCACACCCACAGCCAATTAGTTTGCATGTAGTCATTCCTCTTCACCAAGTTCCGTTACAGCAATGCGTGTTAGTGAACGTAGGTCATTAACCATTACGGTTGCTTCATCAGCAGGTGGTGGATAATCCTCACGACGCTGTGAGAAATCGAAGTAGTCCCAGTCATGCAAAAATTTGCGAATTTTGGGAAGATTTGTCAATGGGTCTTTGGTCCATTCATCGTTCCGCTTTGCGAGGAACTTGGACGCCTTAGCACGGTTATCTTTCCAACAGCCATGACACATGACTGTGGCTTCTTCAAGACGGCGGTACTTGATTACGAATTCTGCATCTTCTTCGGGTTCTTCTCCCTTTTGCGCCGCTTGGTATTCCTCAAGGTCGCGGAAGACCTGTTCTTCAAATTCTTCATAGTCTGGAATCTTCAATACATGGGACCGAGTCTTCTTTCCGCAATCTGTACAAGGAGCGTGAGGAACATTGAGATGGGGCATCTTGACAATCTTCATGACCCTATGGAAACCCCATCTCGACCATAAAGTTCACACCTCCACCACCCAAAAGGAATAATACCAAGTACGTCTTCGCCAAACCATGGCTAAGGATGAGAACGTCCCACCAGTAGTCCCCCACGTACACACTGACCAGACTGGCGGTGCTGTGCTACCGATTCGTGGAGTAAGTAACCCTGATTCACCAACTGCACGATTAGAAACAACAGATACCGGCCGTAACGAGTTTGCGTACGAAGGACCCTTCGTTCCTTTGGAAATCAAAGTTGCCGCACCTGCGCCATCACTTTTCGATTACTGTAAAGCGGCAGTAATGAATATCTTGGAAACAGCGGCACATTACCCAGAAGTCGACCGAAAGATGCTTATTAGAGAAGTAGAACATGACATTGTAGCCCACCGTGGATTCTTACTGAAAGCCGCATTTACTAACACTGCACCCATCTTTGTTGGAAACCGCATGACTGGCCCTGTAATCAAAACGGGTACAACAGCACATGCAACCATTCAACCCAAAGGTTCCTTGACAAATGCACAATCATTGGATAAGTCTGCTAAAGTAGAATTCGACTTTGGCACTACCACACCCTTCGGCTTTGCACTTGACCCCGGCGAGTCCCTGTTTATCGAAATCAATCGTGCCTCCAACATTTACTTGTATTCGGAGTCGGACCAGAAAATGTATTGGATGGCAGTATAGGCCGAGGTGAGGCCAGATGCCGTATACAGGGAAAGTATCGAACGCGGGAATTTCCGTTGATACCAACAACGATGGTATCCCCGATGGCCGAGCAATGACCGTCAAGAACGCGGGTAACTTCGATACATTCTCATTAACAAACGGCGTACTTACGATTCAAGGCCCAACGGGTGGTTCCGCAGTTGGAGGTTCCAACACACAAGTACAATTCAATGACGGAGGAAGCGCGTTAGGAGGACATTCTGGTCTAGTGTACGATAAGACATTCAATACTAACGCAGGGAAATTGACTGTCGCCAACCTAGTAATCAGTGGGGATTTAACAGTAAGCGGAACTACAACAACAGTAAATACAAACACAGTAACAATCGCAGACAACATCATTGTACTAAACAGCGATGCTACTGGGTCTGCATCTGCTAATGCAGGTATTGAAATCGAACGTGGTGATGATGCTAACGTACAGTTGCTATGGGATGAAACCAACGACCAATGGGATTTTGATACATACGCCTTAGGTAGTGTAGGCAAGGTATTCGCCGCCGGTTCTGGGGCTGTCTATACTTTCACATCAGATACAGACACCGGTATCGAACACGCAGGCCTCAACCAACTAGGCTTGATGGCGGGGAATGTACGCATTCTCATGGTTAATGCAAACGGCGTACATATTGACTCCACAGGCGCATCTGGCGCAGGCAGTAACCAAGCCCTTCTTGTAGACAATATTTCCATTGATACAAACACCATTGCATCCACCAACACAAACGGAAACATCGTTCTAGCACCTAATGGTTCAGGAGATGTACAACTAGATGCTGATACTGTTCGTGTTGGGGATTCTGGCGCTGATGCTACGATTACTACTAATGGTGCAGGGGACCTTGTGTTGAACACCAACGCAGGTACGGACAGTGGTTCAATCACAATTGAAGATGGGGCCAACAACGACATTCTGATTATCCCCAACGGAACAGGAAAGGTAGGTGTAGCACAAGCCACCCCAACTGCCACATTTCACGTAGGCGGCGATGTAACTATTTCAGGTGGACTAACAGTTGCAGGTACTACGACAACAGTAAACTCAACAAATACACAAGTAGCAGACCCACTTATCACTTTGAATGAAGGTGAAACTGGCGCAGGTGTAACAGGTAATATCGCAGGTATCGAAGTAGACCGAGGTACGCTACCAATTGCAAGATTCGTATACGACGACAGTACCGACCATTGGCGAGCCCAAATACAATTATCCGTAGGGTCAGGGACCTACTTCGACACAAATTTTCAAGCCTCGGGTATCGTTGCTACAAGTATCGTAAACTGTGCAGGTATCATCGTTGATGATGATATCACCCACGACGGCGACCCCGACACCAAAATATCCTTCCTTTCAGACCAAGTGCAACTATATGCCGGCAACGTAAACGGGATAGACATTACAGCAGGTTCCGTTGTAATCAACGAAGGTTCTGCTGACATAGACTTCAGAGTTGAATCAAACGGTAACGCTAACATGTTATTCGTAGATGGTACAAACGATAGAGTAGGTATCGGAACCAATAGTCCTTCTTACCAATTTCACAATGTTAGTACCGCGACTGGTCATTCAACCGCAATACAAACAAATGAAGATTCGGCCACATTTGGCCCCGGTCTTTTACTATACCGCAATTCCGCTTCACCTGCTGACAATGATAACCTTGCGAAAATTACGTTCAGTGGAAGAAATGACAACTCCCAAGATGTAACTTATGCTGAAGTAGCGGTTACGGCACCAGACGTATCCGATAATAGCGAAGACGGGACGTATTCCCTTAGTACTATTGTTGCAGGTACTCAACGACAAAGAATTACTGCTTCACCGTCTGAAGTAATCATCAACGAAGATAGCATTGATTCAGACTTCCGTGTGGAAACCGATGGCGACCAAGAAACCTTCTTCGTACAAGGTTCAACAGACCGCATTGGTATTTCCACTACCAGTCCAATCGCAACATTGGATATTGACGCAGGTGGTACATTCCGTACAACAAGACTACTAACAGAAGGAATTTCAAATAGCGATACACTAGTAGAAGCAGACCACGGAGGAAGATATGTTTTCGTAACGGGCTCAGGCGTAGTCATAAATTTGCCAGTTGCGGCCACAGCAGGTCTTCACTTTACATTACTAAGTAATGATGCAAATGGATTCACATTACGTACGGGTGCCGGCGCAGGTACAGGTAATACAATGAACGGTTCACAAGCAGACATTACTGTATCTGGAAGAGATGGTGTAACTTGTATCGGAGATGGGTCAAACTGGGTCGTTCTAGGTGTGTGATGAAATGTACATGGGAGTAGCAGGGGCGTGTGCAGAACAAGCGGCTAACGCAGGAGGAGGTGGCGGTGGACCGTTGTCAGCGACAGTTACAGACCCTTCAGACCCCGTGTTTGTCGTATTTTTTCCGGGGGCCTCAAGCGCCCCCGGTGATATCGCCTCAACTGTTACAGTGTCGGGCGGAACAGCACCGTATACATTCTTTTGGAAACTCAAAGAACTCTCTGACCCGGACAATATCCTTACTCCAAACCAAGGAACCACCACCAATCAAACATACAATGATTCGACCATTACTACTACTTACAACCCGGCGGCATTCCCACCTCCTCCACCACCCACACCGGGAACATATGAAGTCGAGTGTCAGGTCACTGATAGTGCTTCAGCAGTGGTTACAGTACAGTCGAATCAATTCACGGTCGAAGTAGTTTAATCGCATCAATTAAGTTCGACTTGTAGGTACGATAGACCATGGATGAAGACCTTACCGTTGGTTTCAAAGAATTAACTACCGATTGGGATGGCCATGATTATGAAGTCGCACACCGGCTAACAGCATGGTTCAATTGGGCTGATGATAACGAAAATGAAGAAGACCGCGCTTATCTTGCGGTTACCCTTACTAATAGTGGTTCTATTGAAGTAGGGGGTAAAGGTGTCTTTGTTGGTATTACAACGGCAAACACCATGCCGTTTGAACCGGCTATGCAAGAGGTCGTAATCTCGGGATGCACGATTGCGGTCGCTCGTGAGAACACCCCGGTGGGCGGTATTTCTTTTGACAAAAACACTGGTATTCTCATGAAAAGAAGATTCCAAAGTAAACACAAGGGTCCAATCAAAAACTTCGGGTTCCTCAAGAACCTCAAGGATTTATTGGTCAAGGACTCGGGTCCTGAAAATTTGGAACTTTGTCAGGTGGTGGTCTAATGGCTATGGAAGGAAAATACACAACGAAACACGGAATAACATTGGAGAACGCATACCTTAAGGTAACAGAAGCAGACCTACGCTATATCCAAAGCCGACGTAGATGGTACATGCGTTACACAGTATCAGTGTATGCAGACCGAGGTTCACGCCGTACAAATCTAGACCCCGTCTGTAAGGAAATCTATCTGATGAAAGTAGACCTCACCCGCGGTGATAACAAGAAAAACATCATTGAATCGTGCTATGCGAATTTCCATGCTGAGAATCCAGATTACGAGTTCAAAGACATCTAGGCGAACTTTATGTCCTAGGTGAAAGGACCCAATAGTATGGCAAACTTAACCGATGCTAGCCAGAACAAGGTGAGAACCGCAGAAGAAGTGAACTTTGAAGTCGCCCGTGGAATGGCGCAGATTGTCCGGTCTACACTTGGTCCATTGGGCCGAGATAAGATGATGGTAGATTCATCCGGTCGTACAGTCATCACCAACGATGGTGCAACCATTCTTCGTGAAACGAACTTTACACATCCAACCGCCGCATTGATTGTTGGCGTTGCTCGTACACAGGAAAGCGAATCCTACGATGGTACTACTTCGGCAATCATCCTTACTGGTGAACTTGTACAGCAAGCAGAAGGATTGATTCAACGAGGAGTACACACTACACTAATCGAGCGAGGATACAACATCGCACTGAAAGAAGCACTAAACCACCTCGACAGTCTATCCGTTGATATCGAAAGCGACGAACAACTACTGCAAGTAGCAAACGTAGCAATGACAGGAAAGCAAGCCGAGGCATTCAAGGAAGTACTCAGTCCTCTTTGTGTAGCCGCCGCAAAGTCCACATCCCCATCCAAGGTGAACATTCTCGTTCGACCCGGCGCTAGCGTGGAAGACTCGATTGCTACTACGGGGCTTATGCTTGACAAGCAATTGATGAATCACGGTATGCCAAAGAAACTCGACAAGGGTTCCATTGCATTGTTCGATTGCGACTTGGTAATTCCTCCACATACAGCAGGCGTGAACGTGAACTTTGACAATGGGGACGCCGCCGATGAGTATGCACAAAAGAGGAAACAAAGTATCCTTGCCATCGGACAGCACCTTGCTGATATGAATGTCAATGTTGTAGTTTCAATGAAAGATATTGACCCCGTCCTTTCAGAATTCTTTGCCCGTAACGGCATCATGGCTTTCCGCCGAATGAACAATTCCCTACTTGAGAAGGTCGCAGAAACCACTGGCGCAATGATTGTGTCTAGCGTAGGCGACCTAGAAGCCGAAGATTTGGGCAGTTGCGGAGAAGTACTACAACTAAGCAATCCTGCATGGGATAAACCTGTAATGTTGTTCAGTGAAGTATCCAACCCTGTTGGCTACTCCATCCTGATTACCGGACCAACTGAGCATGTAGCAAGTGAGGTTGCACGTGCGCTTGATGATGCAATCGGGGTAACTTGGATTGCTCACAACGAGAAGTCCGTAGTAAATGGCGGAGGTTCAACTCATGTGAACATGGCGATGCACCTTAAGCAGTTTGCAAACAGCGTCGGCGGACTTGAACAATTGGCTGTTGAAGCATTCGCAAATGCGCTTGAAGTCATCCCCGCTACACTAGCCCAGAACAGCGGACTACAACCTCTTCCATCCATCATTGCCCTCCGCGCGGCTATCGCATCAGGCACTACCCATGCATCACTAGATGTGTTCAACGGCGGTGTTTGTACCGAGGAACTAGCAGTAGTAGAACCTAAGAAGGTAGTAACAGTCGCATTAGAATCAGCGACAACAGCCGCATCGCAGATTCTACGCATCGATAACATTATCCAAGCCAAAGAAGCAGAATTTATGGAGTGAGAAATATGACAGAAGAAACGCAGAATAATGGTCTTCCTGAAGACCTAGTAAACGGACTAGCATTGCTACACAAAGCGGGACTACGATTTGTGACAGTAGTGGTACAACCTAATGGAGAACTAACATTGCATACAGCAGAAAACTCCAATAGAATTGAAATTGTGGGTATGCTTGAGGTGGCTAGAGATGCAGTTCGGTCCTGATATGCCTGTACCCATGAATAACAACCGTGTTTTGAAGGCCGTAATGTCTTCAGCACCAACAGACGAATCCCCTGAATTACAGGAATACCGCGAACAAGTCCGTGAAAATGAACTGAATCTTCTAGGTTCTATGTTGTTCCACGCGCTAGTTATCGGTGCGTGTGTATTGCTTTACACCAAATGGGAATGGAGCCAGTTCGGTACTCCGTATGAATCTGCTACGTTCTATGCACTAGCAGGGTTCTTCGTTCAAGCCGGATTCTATTTCATGTGGCGCGCCGCCTTTGAAGACTCTTCTTCTCACCGTCGTCGTATGCGTAAGATGCGACTCAAGAACCGTAAGCGCATTCAAGGAATCAAGTATTCTGTTGAAGAAGCACAGCAAGAAGCCGCATTGAATTTGCAAATGATGGAACTCCAACACTTGATGACAGCAAGCATGGAAGACAATGTAATCACCCCGCAAGAGGGAAACGACATCATGGCCAAGATGAACGAAGTAATGAGAATGCGTACTTTGTTGGAGGCATCCCGTGGGATTACTACCCCACAGGCAACAACCCCAGTACAATCTACACCGGCCATTACATCACAACCAGTACAATCCCAGATTCCCGGGCAACCAACAGTACAATCCCTGCAACCGGAGGGAGCGAAGGGACACATCCACGACCAAGTGTGAGGTGTCTAGGAATTACTAAGAAAGGGACGCAATGTAGTAGGAGGACAACAGACGGCGAATACTGTTGGCAACACAGGTGAATAGCATGGCAATCCCGGGCTCAAATTTAATTTTCAAAGACTCAAAGGACGAGCAACAGGAAGGATTGATGGAAACTCTGTTTATCGGTCAAACATGGCAGATGCGTTATTTGAAACTCAAAGCGTATACCTACGGTAGCATTGCAACCGTTACAGGCATGGTTTGTACTGCTACGGCAGATTACTTCTTGGCTAGGTGGACAGATTACAACGGTATTCTGGATTGGTTCTTTACGGTGGTGATTTGATTGGGCTCGACCGAAATTGTATTCGCGCACACAGTAATTGCCCTTATCGACAAGACAAAGGAATTCATGCGCCATGATGTAGGAGTATACGGACCCTCTATGTCAGGAAAAACCACACTCGACAAACAACTAACAACACCCGGCATGATTCGTCCACTGGGCGATAATCAAAGAACACACCATAAGAAGAAGTTCATGAGCGAGAAGTACCGACTACCTCAAGAATCTGCAAAGCGGTTAATCAGTGAAGGTGGCCTGAAGAAGACTATTGTATCGCGGGATATCGGAGGACACACGCAATATCAAAGCATGTGGTTACGCGATATGTACCTCCGTAAAATCCGTACAGTTATTGTAGTAATTGACCATAGACATTTACTTGACCCAGACAATACCGACAATCAAGTAGCGCTTGGGTATTTGGTCGAGGCATTAAAAGCCAACAAAGTCCCAAAGGGACTAGGACTGGTAAAATCATTCACGCGAAGGAAATACAGACCACAACGGTTAGTGCTACTAGCAAACAAAGCCGATGAATGGATGACTACCGAAGAAGCCTTCGACATGTTTGAAACGGGGATGATTGCGAACCATCCCATCTTTGATGCTTTCCGAGAGCATCTGTTCGCACTTCAAGAAATGGCTATTCCAGTGCATGTTGATGCGATATCAGCAACACGTAACTTCAATGTTCAGCAAGCACTGATGAAAGGAATGGGATTCCGATGACAGGAAACTATCGCGACCAAAGAATGATTGAACTAATGAATACTATGCCCCAGAACAGGGCAACGGATTTTAATGCCGTTGTTCCGGTTGTGGAATTTAATTTCAGCGAACACGCTGACCCCGACAAGGCCCGAAAACAGAACATCAAGCGCGCTATCAAGGCACTAAAGCCTACTCGCACATGGTATTCACTTCCGGGAACTGGACTTATTCCATTCATCGGAAGAATGCGGTTCAAGTATTCAAGTAAACAGAAACCGTACGTTTGTGTAATCGATGGCGCCGACTGCCGACACTTAGATTACGGGGATTTGTGGGATAACTACTTCGTAGACCCTACGACTGGACAAGTAAGGCCGTTTATGCCATGGTCTGGAGTACTACCGGGCCGCGGCGTTGAAATGTATGGAACGTACTGCCCCCAACATATGCAACTTTACCACCTTCTTACTGAATGGGTTCAACAAGAAGAATCGAACGACTCCGGCTTCTTCAAGCGTATGAAAAAGAAAGGAATTGCCTTCGTACCAGTAGTGAAGAAGAAAAATACCGATAACCAACATCCCTTAATATCTAAATGGAATCCGGTGTTTGAGGAGGCACTTCGCGACCCGGGCATTTCCGTATCACACTACAAGAATCCAGAAACCGGGGAGAACGATATCACAACAATTGTATTCGACAACAGAATCTTGAAAACAACACCAATTAGAGGTAAAGCACTAGATTCAGAATACGTAATCGAAACAAAACAGGAGGAATCACAATGAGCAAATGGGGTAATGGATTAACGCCTTCGGGCACAGGAAACACAACAAACAGTCTGGCTAGCGTATTCGCAACAACAGCGCAGGTTGCACAGGATACAGGCATGGCAGACCAAGCAATGAACGCTGTTCACCAGAAAATCAACGGTGGCGGTTTTGGCAACGAACAACAAATCGGTGCGTTCTATCAACTACTGGCTAGTCATCCAAATGAAGTAGCATTGTTCCTACTTTCGTATACTAACGATAAGGGACAGCCCGCTATTCTAGCCGGACTTGCAGAACTAATTGAAATCGTCATGAAGAAAACGATTTACGAATTCTTCAACGGTGAGGCATTCAAGGGCGACTACGTAGACGCCGCTAAAGCCGCAGAACTTGGATATTCAACCATCACACAAGAAAACATCGACATGGTTATCGGAAACATGGTTCCACTGCAACAGATTGCAATGGACGTTCAAGCAGATGACCAACGCGCAATGCAAATCGTTCAACAAGCACAATTCCATGCTATGTCTATGGAACAACGTATGCAACACGAAGAACAACAGCGACTTATGCAACAACAACAATGGCAACAACAACAGGCACAGCAGTTCCAACAACCACCACAACGCCCCGGCGTATTCGGAAACATGCTACGACTTGGAGGAATTGTGGGGGCAGGCGCAGTCGGGGGCGCCGGAGCCCAGAACATTGCAACGCAGATGCTATTGCCGCAACAGCAAGGCTATCCTCAACAGGGATACCCTCCTCAGCAAGGATACCCGCCCCAGAACACCTATATGCAGGGACAGGTTCCACCTCAATAGGGTGAACCAAGATGAGCGAGTCATATCCACCAAAAGGATACGACCCACTCGTAGCACCTAAGGTAAATCCCTCACCTAGCCAAAGCCTATGGCAAGCCGAATTGATTGCTTCGGCCACAGCCCGTAGGAACATGGAATCTGTTCGTGCTATGTTTGGAAGAACCTACGCACCGTATATGCAAAAACTACGAGGGCGTTTTGGTGCAGACATTACATCGGGTGTACTGCGAGAAACTGGACTAAGAACAACTGATTCAGTCGGTTCTCCTAGATTCCGCAAAGCAGTAATGTTGCTTGCGCAAAAGTCAGATATTCAATCAGAAGTCTGTCAAGGTATTCTAGAAGCATTACTTACCTTACATACAGAAGAAAGAAAAGTAAAGCAATCAGAAGCACGTCTTCTTCGTCATAATTTCAAATCCATCTTTTCTGGGGATGTACCAATTCCCGGTCAATTTGAAAGTCTACGTTCAATCATGAAGCACCCACTAGATATGGGTGCTAATTCAGATAATCCAGTAGCGTGGGTAATGGATACTCGGTTGAGTACGGTTATTCCTCGCGCACTTGCATGGGATTCAAAGTACGGGCTACGCGACAAAGGATGGAATAGCCCATACATGCAATACTTGGAAAAGAATCCGCCGCTGATGCCTGACCAAGATAAGGTAGAACTTCTCAAGAACTACAATGGTGGAAGGTACTGGCAAGAATTTGGTTCATTCACCAAGGCTAAACCAAGTGAAAAGACATTGGACTACAATTTGAGCAAGCACCCTATGGGAGTAGCCGCACTTGACCATAACCTCTTCTTACTAACAGGCACACTACCTGATGCTACCGCAGGAAGGGTTATTCCAAAGAATAAAACACAAGTCAGTATACTTTCGCTAGTAAAACCAAATGTTCACGAAGGGGCATTCCTACAACCTCTGATTTTCTTCTATGCTAAAGCGTACGGCAGAAATGCACCAACCAGTAACTATTGGAAAGTAAACGCATCATACCGCTTACAAGCACTACAAGAATCGAACTTCGGTGTTTGTTATCTTGTTCCTGTTAATCCTCTTACTGGGGGTGCTTTATCTCCGGGTATTCCAGTAGTGCGTGTTAAGGGAAGTGCTACTGATGCTATGCTGTATGCTCGCAAATACTATCCTCACGTATTGTCGATTGGGGAAGGTGAGAATCCAAACCTTCATCCCGAACTTGCAAAGCAATTTGGTGCTAGTGGTGCTACGAACTTCAAACAAGATTGGGAAGTCGCGCCAAGCGATTTCCGCACTAGCCAACGCTTTGCTGTTGTTATCCGTTCCACATGGGCATGGCCAGATACTACATTGTTCCGCGATTCCAATTGGGAAGTATTCAGTCCAAACCATGTAGCAGGAGCAATGAATAGTGAACAACTCCGTATGGTACAAATGGCCCGACTGACCGCGGAAGTAGCACCAAAAGGTAAGCCCGGTAACATACCAAAGCGGTCTTCGTCGATTGCTAGTTCACTACTGGATGGTCGCCCAGTACCAAACAACTCACACAACACTAGCATTGCAGAAGTATACATCGTAGACCAATCTGCTGAAATCTTCATGAAGAATGCTATTATTGAGATTCAGAAGTACATGCTAAACGCCGCAAGGAAATTAGAAGCCGTCCATCCCGAGGAAAGAAAGTTCCACATGAAGGATTTCAACCACGCGCAAAACGTAGCAATGTGCGCCTTTGGAATGCTAAACTCCTCACTATGGATTCAAACAGGTTCCCTTACAGGACCAACAGCAATACCAGATGTAGAATCAACATACGGAGTATACGGAGGATTCAGCAAAGAACACGCCGCAGACGCCCATAGGCTTCTATCCCCTGTAATGACCGGAGTGCAGACAAGATTGGCCATGAAAATGCCGATTAACGATATTGATGATGTCGGTCTTGTCATGAATCAGTTCATTTCACAATACGGACCAATGCCTGAAATGAAGATTCCAGACATGATTCCATACAAATTGGTGGATAAGACTGGCAGGTCATGGAAACCAACATCAGTGGGCGCAACACTTCTCACCGATTTGCCCAAAGGAAACAAAGGCGATTCTGATTACTTCAACGTGAAGATGAAGGCGATTCGCCCATGTCATCCGTACCATGTATACTCACCCGGCCTAAGCGTTCCCGGAGAACAAGGAAACCTAATCCAAATGAACAACGTTTGGTCGACAAATGTGGCCCGCAGACTACCACTTCAGGCCCGCGGACTGTCAGGTAAGATGTATGGAAAGAGAATGGATGTATCTTCAAATCTAGAATTCGTTCCCGTAGGTCTTAACGGATTAGGAAACGTAACCGCAAGCGAAGGCTTTGAAACCAATAACGGCATCGGACTACCAAAGGCCAGTATGGTTGCCGCGGTTGTAGGTATGCTAGCCCTAAGGAATTGATAGACATGAATAACACTTCGTCCCAAAATCAGTCCGTCGTTATGCGACGTAAAATGGGACGCAGTCTTAACGGAAGTATGCCTCCTTACCATCCGTCACTGGGTAAGGCATTCAGCCGTTCAGCGAATCGTTTTGGACTAGGAAACATCGTTGATGAGTTCTACACCGATGGTGTCGTTGAACCGGGCGTACCAAGTGCAGGAAAATCTGCATTCCTTCCACAACCCCACCTTGAGGACAAGTACAATTTCATCGATTACACCGACATGCGAGCAGGGGATTTCCAAGGCTTGCTACCATCCTTTCAAAGTGCAAACCTTCCAGTACTAGTTGGTGCGGCTATGATTTACGTAGGCGCAGGCGCACCGGGTTACAAACCAGTAGTCAGACAAGCAAAGAAGATTATAGCAAAACCAGAAAAGTACATTAGAACAGCCGCTATGGCATCCGGCCTCGCTATCCTAGTAGCGTATGGTCAACTGTATAGGTGATAACATGGTAACGCCACAACAACGAGGACAAGTAGTCGTCAAGTCCATTGGCGACATTCAACGAGAAACTACTGTAAGAGCCCGAAGAGTAAATCCACAAGCACCACCACCACCTTCAAACTTTGGCCATGCTAGTGTAGTTCCTACTATGATTCAAGGAATTGGCATCTTAAACAGATACGCTAAAGCATTGCAACATCCCGCACATACATTCGCGGCGGGTCTTTTCATGGCAAACGGTACTCCAGTATCGCTATCAAAAGTTCGCACTTTTGGAGGAAAGACAGGCATGGTTGTAAAAACAGCCGTATATGGACACCTTGGCTTAACCGTGCTAGCAACAGTATATGCAACATATAAAGGATTCAAGAAGTGATTACAATGCGTCCAATGGCCCCATCCACCAGTGAGTTCCGTCAACTACCAAGTCGGCGTGAGCCTACGGATATGGAAAAGACCATGCGCATCGCACGCAAGAAACGTGCAATGGCTAGGGACCGTCTAGCAAACAAACAGCCAGTTCCTACCTTTGTTCCGGACAGTTCAGAACGTATCAATAAGATGCAGATTGCACAATTGCAAGGTCTTGGAAACACATACCCTGCGGCAAGTACGGTGGATAGCAACCCCGGCAATGACCCTGCATTTCGTGAAGTTGACGGAAAACTTGTTGAAACTTGGGCACGCCCAGAACCCGCACCTGAATATCAAGCAAACTACTTTGCATTGATGACAGACATCGATAACAAGTCATCAGAAGCCGCACTTGTTGAACAGAAACTCCACCAAGCAAACAGCGACATTATCGCACTTGAAAACAAAGGCCAACCAGTACCACCTGCACTAAAGGCAGAAGCAGAACGATTGTACTATCAACTGAACAATCTCCGCATGGAACTCGACCGAACCGCTAGAGAACTCGACGATAAAGGATACACAATTCGTAACCGTACTAGTTTCACTGGCCGTATTGGTTACGGAGGTAGCGGATTTATTCTCGGAGCCGCGGCATTCTATGGATTGTACAGATTGTACAACCGTCGTCTTTCTGGAGGAAGGCGCGCCCCCGCACGTGCCGCAGGTACCGTTGACCCTCTCGCCGCCTTCGGCAGAATCAACGGCTAGTTTATGACCTACTCATGGGAAGGAATGTACATGGTGCGCGCAACTGACATCAAGTATTACGTAAACGAACCGTTGAATGAAATCAAAGGAATTGGAAACAAGAAACTCAAGCGAGGCCAAATCCAACAAAAGGTGTGGGCTCATATCTACAAGATGAATCTTCAAGGTGTTGAGGGTGACACAGCCAAGTACAAGACAAAGGCAGGTAAGAGCGCCACCGCAAAAGGCGGACAAGTTCTATTCGTGGGCGATGACCCAATCCTCAAAGAAGTATGCAAGGGCAAGAAGAAAATTGCAATGTTTGAACTTGCACGATACATGGAACCTTATTTTGAACGCGTAGATTGAGGAATTGCAATGGCAAGAGTAGATTCTGCACCCAGTCTATTGAGGGTAAAGAGGATAACCTTTGACCTTACCACATTCACAGCAAACGACGCCCAAGTATTTGGTACATTACCACCTAATGCAGTGGTTATCGGCCACACAATTGATTGTACAACCGCGTTAGTTGCGGCCGCAGGAAGTCCTAACGTGACACTCAAAATAGGTGCAACAGACATCTTAGGCGCAAGAGGATTTGGTGCGGCTCCATATGACGGTACAGTAACCAGACCAAGCATTACGACCTTTAAAACTACAACAGAAACCAACATTACAGTAACAGTAAGTGGTGGTAATGCAACCGCAGGAAAGTTCAATTATTTCATTGAGTACTACGTAAGCGAATAATTCATAACTACCTGCCCGTTCGCAACTTGCCCCTAGTATCTAAGCAACGGGGTGAGGGTAGCATAGAATACAAAGGGTACAGGGTTTCGGTTACCTGTGGACTCCTCCTTTCTCGGTCCGGCATCTCTTCTCCCCCTCACCCCACCTATTCTTTATGTCCTACCTGAAAGCACGGGATACTAAGCCCTTGTAGTGTAGTTTGGATATCACTCTGGCCTGCGGAGCCGGTAACCTAGGTTCAAATCCTAGCAGGGGCGCCATCCGAAATCGTTATTGTGTAGCGTAGCATTCTCGGCGTATGACCGAGTGTACCTGCGAGTGTGAACTGTCCGTCCCTAGACATTCCGGTTGCCATCCTACAACATGTAGGAAATGCAATTGCGTTATCGAATATCCTTATGACTGACTTCGGAAATAGCAGATTGCCCGGGGGGTAACCCGGGCCGATGCGACCTCCGGGTGGGTTTTTCTTTCGCCCTATCACCTTCGTGTCGGCCCACCTTCAATTAGCAAAGATAGCGATAGCACCGTTCACTACAAATCCGAAAACTAGCAGGTATTGTGTAACCTTCCAACGCCATTCCATTTTGGCTACCGACTCCTTGATTAGCGGATTTATAGATTCGTCAATTTCTTTTAGCCTCTTTTTTGTGATGGAATCTAGATTCCGCATGATATGTTCAACGTCTTCACGCATGTCATCGTTGAATTGCACGTTCAACGTGACCTCAGGCTTGAACGGCGAAGCCGTCTTCTTTGCACCCTTCTTTGCACCTTTGGCGAACTCACCAATCAATTCCTTAACATCCATTATTCATCCTTCCATTGCATATCTTTGGGGAAGTATTTGAGCATCTTATCCCCATCCAATTCATCCTCATATACAGCATGTGTTACAATACGCTTCACCTGTTGAGGATACCACCTACCCCCAGACCTAGTAGTATAACCACGAGCATTAAGATAAGTAGCAACACCAGAATACGAAGGATTCCTATTGTATTCTTTCAGTGTTTCTACTACTATTTCTAGTTCCTCTAGGTGATAGTGTAACTTACCTTTCTCGCCGTCATCATCTTTCCTAGCGGCATACATACCATAGGGAGCCCTCCCTACCCATTCGTGTTCCTGTTCCTGAAGCCGTTCCATTGCAGTCTTCACTTTGATGATTACCTGCTTGCGTTCCATGTCGTCCATCATGGACTTCATGCGGAACATGGCTTCTTGCGTAGGGTCGTCAAGATTAAGGTCCGGCATTGTGACAAAGTGTACGTTGATGCCCAGTGGTCCACGAATGTGTTCCTCAACGAAGTTGATAGCATCCACAAGGTTACGGCTTAAACGGCTTGGGTCATAGAAGATGACATCCTTCACATCTGGGTTCTCCTTGAGGTAGGAAAGTAGTGCTTGGAACATTGGGCGTTCTAGGCTAGAGCCTGAAACACCGAAGTCGCACCACATGGTCGGATATTGAATTGCCTTGTCAAATTCCTTTTTCGGAATACCGTGGATTTCGGAAAACCCCTCTTTGTCAAATGGAGGAGGAATCAATTCGATTCCGTGCGTTTCGCATAACCTAGTAATTCCGAAAACTTGGGTGTCCAATCCTTCTTCTTGCTTCTTTGTCGAAACCCTGCCATATCCGACAGCGCGTGTGGGCCATATCTTTGCCATACTAAGGGCTTAACACAAGTGGAAAATAAAGAAAGGGGTCTTTGTGTTAAGGTCAGATAGGGATATTACCCTACCTAGAAAAAAGGGACATACCTAGAATCGCGCTCTAGGGACTTCCCTGCGATTTCAGGTACAATCACCCTCCAGACCCCTCCTGTGGCCACACAGGGCGTTTCTCGCAGTTTTTCTTGATTTACCCCTCCAAGTAGGGGGTAGAAGGGGCATGTTTGCCCAAAAGTAGTCCTTTCTAGGGGTATATCCTAGAATCTTCTTTCCATAACAGATAGGACGAATCTTTTCTGACCCGTTGTCGTAGTATGGTCTTAGTTCCACATTATTCCGAAATGAGGGCTTTTCGGAAATACCGAGATTTCGGAAACGACTAAATACTTGACTCGTTTAGTCATGTTCGCCAAAGGAGGCTTTTACGAAATGACCTATACTGAAGATGATATTGGGAAGACGGTAACCTATGAAACTGACAAGGGTACCTACATTGATGAACGAATTGTGATGGTGTACTGTAACGTGTGTTCAGCGCGTTTCATTGGACCCATCCGTGAAGCAGGTGGATTCCTTGGAGGCCACGAATGCTTCCACCGTTGGGAACTACAACGCTTGATGGACGAGGACGGAGGCATGACAGCATGAGTACTTGTCAAGCATGTGATTGTGGTCTTGGATTAAATAGCCGATACGATACCCCTCGGCCTCACGTCTACTTTGGACCAACCGGGCCAGAAGGCAGGCCCTATGATATGGTAAAGTGGGTGTACGTCTGTATGGAATGCTTTGAAGAAGGCCGTTACACGCGCGATGACTTTGAGGCTCTATCAGAAGAGTTGGAACGTAAGTATCAGAACTCAAGGCGAACATGCGCCGGGAAGAATTCAGAAGGAAAGCCGTGTAAGCGTCAAATGTCATCTTGGTCGAACAGTAAATACTGTTCTTACCATCAAAAGGAGGCTTCACAATGAAGATTAAGTGTTGGCTATGTGGCGTTGAAGAAGAACATATGGCTGATGGGCCAAATGGTGAACCTGAATGTGCTAGGTGCTACAAATTAATGAAAGCGTTAGGTGATGAAGAATGTTTGAATCGGGAGGCTTCACAATGAGCAACAGGCGACCACCACGACTTACCAAAATCAACAAATTTGAACAGATTTGGATAGACCTGCTATGGGAAGGTGGTTTAGATGGATTTAGTACCGAAGAAGCAAGAGGGTATTTGTTAAACCAGAAAAACCACCATGGGCGCAAGTATAGACGCGTTCCCGCCAATCCCAGACTACACTCAATTCTACGCAAATCTACCTACTTTCATAGACAGATGATGGGGCCTTGGCTACGGACTCACCCGAAGGAGGAAGAAGAATGAATCTGAAAAGAGCAGTCTATCACGTAAAGCACCCCGTAGTGGACAAGGTAACCCCGTGGTTCGCCTACGCCGGATATCTCCATGAAAAGGGTACCGGCAAAATTACTATGAACCTAGAGAACTACGTTATGGATGCGCTATCCAGTTTCTATGACGGCGAGGGAAATCCTCTTCTCATGGCCGTTACAGATGTACGATATTGCACGGACATTTCCAAACTTTCAACGAAGGTTCTGGGGGATTAACTATGGTAAAGGCAACACATTACATCGCAAAAGACGGACGACGAGTACGACATGGAAACCTACGAATGTACAACCGCATCGTTGAATTCCTTGAAGAAAAAGGCGAAGCATCAACACACGAAATCCTAGACTACTGCAACAACGCACCGTCTAAGCGAACCGGTCGACCGCTTCAACACAGCATCACAATGCAACAATTGGGAAACCTGCTAGCAAAGTACCCTGCCTTCGTAAACATGGGAACAGTCATGGTTGAAGGGAGTACGTCAAGGCTATCCGACAGGGGTCGCTACAAGATTGCTGTATGGTCATTACTTGATTGGCTAGAAGGAGGACCCGAAGAATGATTCCTTGGTGGATTCAATCTGTTCTATTGGTGATTCTGTTCTTTGTCGTGTTAACGATATTGGCACAACGTATCCTATTGAACAATTACAACCCACATGAGGAGAAGGTCAACTGGAAGGTTTTCAAGAAGAAGACCAACAACGAATAATTCGATAATCCCGGGTTTAGGAACTACTATAAACCCGGTTCAATCATCGGAGATTTGTAGGGAGGACTACACATGGAGAAGAAAGAAAGGCTAGAAAAAATGGTGAACGCCCACATGCGTTCTAAGCGCAGAAAGTCGGGTATTGACGAAGAATACATCCGCTTGATTGTGCGCGATGAATTGCTTCAAATTATGAACGGAACACTGATGCACGCGGTCATCGAGGCTGAAAAGGAGGCTTCACAATGAAGTGCAAATGTGGTAATGAAATCCACCCACGAACAAGTATGGGTATGCCGGGGGCATTGTATGACCACCTGTGTTCGCCGTGTGCTGATGCAGAAAGATGGGAGTTTTTAATCAAAGAAACGGAATTACGAAAGGAGGCTTCACAATGAACAAGTTAGAAGAATTAAGAAAAGAAAGAGAACTGATTGGGGCGCGGCTATTGAACGGAATCGCTGACAAATACGATATCCGAAGGCTACATTATGTCCTTGAAGAAATTGCAGAATTGGAGGCTGAGGAGGAATGAAGCGATTCATTGTCAGTGCTTCCCGTGATGGTGAACTTTGGTTGCCATTTACATATGCAGACACGCTTGAAGAGGCCCGTCAAAAGGCGGCTAACTGTATGATGAAGACTAACCACACCCATGTTCGTATCGAAGACAAAGGAGGATGGAATCGATGAGCCTTGTTTGCCCAACATGCGGAAAGCGTGAGTTTGGTATCGCCAAAATGATGCCGTCAAGGTCGTTTACTCGCACACCCCAGAAGGCGGTTTACGAATGCAAAGCCTGTGGCTACAAGGAGGTTATCGGATGAACAATTACCCAGACAATATGAATTGGGGCGCATACGACGACTACCACGACCCTAAATTGATGTGTGGTTGTCATAGTAGCGATGGTTGCGACTGTTGGTGTGAACACTACGTTGGCGAAGGCCGACAGCACATGGTTGGCGAATGCAACCCCGACAACTGCCTACTTTACAGATGTAAGGTCTGCGAAGACGTAGCGGTTGAATACGAGGCCGATAACTGCGTTGAATGTCAAGAAGAATTGGATGAGGTGACGGCGTGAAGGTCTGTACAAAGTGCGAGGCCAATCTCGATGAGTCCGATTACTATTCTCATCCTAACACGAAGGACGGGTTGCAATCAGCCTGCAAATCGTGTACCAAAGCGGCGGCTCGCCACCGATACATGCAGAAGTATTCGTACAGCGGAAACAGCGTTTGGTGGAACGATTGGAACCGTAAGAAGGAAAAGCGTCAGCGCAGAAAGGCGGAGAAAATGGGCGCTTCCAAAACATGTAAGCGGTGTGGAGAATCAAAGCCTGCTACATCTGAAAATTTCTATACCGGCGCAGGTCGCCACGGGCTCAAATCGTATTGTAAGCCCTGTGACAATGCATTGAAATCCGAGCGCCGACGAGCAAAGAAGGAGGCGAAACAATGACTGTCAGAAGAATCACGATTGAATACGAAGACGGAACCTCGGAGGTTCTTACACCGGCTGAATGGATGGGCGTTATGCTCGGTTCCCGAACACCTGCGTCGTCGGACAACACCACGAACTCATCCCCGGTGGACTATGCTCAAGAAACCTTCCAATCTGCACGGAATCTTGTTTCCGCAGTAGAAGAAGAGGAAATCGCGGTTCAAATTGAACCACTACCAGTTCCACCGTCCGTAAGTGCCGAGGATACTGAATTGGTCAGCGCAGACGCCCCGGTTCACGCTTCCCCAGTGAGGGAAATCGAAGAAGCGCCGGTCATTCCACCCGCAGACGATGGCGACAAAGCATACCGTCAAGCCACCGTCCTGCGCTTCCCATTCGGGAAGTACAAAGGCAGAACCATCCTTGAATTGGTTCTTGATGACAGCGAGTTTGCCCTCAAGTGCGCCAAACAATTGGGCGACAACGGCAAACATCGTGAATTGGCTAACGCCATCAGACTCGTTCTATCTAGGAATCCCGATATCTAGATAAACGACTTGAAAGGAGGAAATAAACGTATGAAGAAACTAGTGTTGATTGAAAAGAAAATGAAAGACGAGAACGGCGCACCAAACCTGTCAAATGTTGAAGTGTCTGTTCTGGGTGTGTTTAACACCGAAGCCGAACTACGTAACCAACTGAAGATGATGGATAATCTTCAGAAGGCCGGTCGGTTGGACAAAAGCATGAGCATGGATGTACTTGAGGTGGAGTTCGATGGAGAAGCCTGAAATTGTTTCAGGTATCTATCTTCCGAATGAAGTCAGTCAAAGTAAACTTAAGCGGTACGAAACGTGCCCGAAGATGTCGTACTACCAAGATGTAATTCGTGTACGTGCTGGTCGCGACCCGGTTAGTGCTTCGCTTCCTATGGGGTCTACTTTCCACGAAGCCGTTGAAGTATTCCACGAAACTATTCGTAAGGGCTTTGAGCCTGATATGGACGTGCTGATGAATCTGATTGAGAAGTCGTGGAAAGAACAGTACGAAAGTTACGTTGCACCCAACAACCTTGACCATGCCCGTGAGGTTGGTACAGATGGTTCGATGGGATATGATTGGCGTGTTGCCCGTAGGGGAACGCCACTATCTCAAATTGAGGGTGCGCATGAACGCGCCGTCAAGAATATCCAGTGGTGGTTTGAATGTTATGTTGAGGCATACAACAACGGCCTACTCGATATGATGAAAGATATTTCAGTCGGTTGTGAAATTGATTACCGCCGCGAATTAGACCACCTCGGTATTGTACTACGCGGTAAACTAGACGTAGTGTTCAACAACAAACATCTCGGTGATTGGAAAACAGCGAATCCAAATCCAAAATGGAACTGGACCCAAGACCGTGCTGACGGTGAAGTACAGGCTTCATACTATGCGGCGTTGATGAATGAAGACGAAGTTGAATTCTCGTACATCGTAATCGACAAGCAGGTGCATCCTGACTACGCTCGTGGAAGTAAAGGTCCACAAAAGTGCAATGTCAAAGTAATCACGACAAAGCGTACAAGAGCAGACATTAAAGAAGTCGTTGACCGCTTAGAACAATTTGTCATGATGACTGATATTCGTAATGGCTACAAAGAAGGAATCTTCCCGCGTAAGCCAAAACCTATGGGCGAAACCTTTTGCGACAATTTCTGCGACCACAAAACCCGATGCCATAGAGATTTGATGAAGGAGCGTAGTGAAGCATGACGTCCGTAGTCGGTAGGGATGCTCGTGATAGGGGAAAACCCATTACTATCTGGGCACGTTTTAGGAGGTGGCTTTCCCGTGTTGTGGGATGATACCTTCGGATGGGATTGGTATGCAATCCAACAGATTGCCCTGTTCAGCGGACTGATTTTCGGATTCCTTGGTGTTATTGGTCTTACCGAAGGATGGGGTTTCTTTTGGTTGTTTGAACGCATAGGAAAATGGATTGGTGTGAACATTGATACCTTCCTCATTGTCGCTATCGTGTCCTCTATTGGACTGTTTCAATTCATGCGGTACAAGGGGGGCTACTGATGTCAGACGAAGCAACGCAGAACCTAGAACGGTGTGAAATATGTGGTGTATTTCGTTGGGATGAAGACATTGGTGGTGTCCTAATCAAGAAAGGTCGATTCCTAGAAGAACACCATTGGTCATACGAACCAGAATTAACAATCATGCTATGCGAAATCTGTCATTGGCGGGTACATAACGAAGACGGTTTCCACGACCATTTGATGCCCGAACAGACACGCATGAATTGGATGATGAAGAAGCGCAGTAAACCGGGCTTCTTTGAAATCCGTAAGAAGATGGGCGAGTTGGGAATCTACGATGATGACGACAACGTAATTCGTATCGTCCATTCATCAAAGGACCCATACCATACAGTAGCCGCATTAGCAAGCGAGTTTCAAGGTCTTATCGAACTTGAACACGTATTTGAAATCCTATACCCACAAGAGGTGAAAGAATGAAAGCAGTATACATCTACGCAGACCCGAAGAAAAACGCAAGCATTGAACCATACGTTGAGGTTATCAGCCAACGTTGTAACGAACTAGATTGGGAAAGCCCAACGGTATTTGCCGATGGTTTCCCCAGTGTAAAACAGGGTGGCCTTGACGAATTGATGGCTAATGTGGAGAAAGGTACTGTTGATGGCGTCATGCTATTCTCACTTGAAGCGTGGATAAAGGAACGTCATAAATTCGTCCCTGTTGTCGGTAAAATGCTTCAGAAGGTAAATGCCCTTGTTGTAGCATGTGCGCCAACACTTGGTTCGATGAAGGGAATGAAGGACCTTGCCAAACTAGAAGGACTGTTCCTTAGTGGTGAATACTTCTCTAACCTGAATAGCGTTGCTGTTAAGGTTGGTATGTCAAAGTCTACGAAGAAGAAAGGACGTCCATCATTGATGGATACCGATAGAGAATTCGTTAGGCAGGTTGCCGTACTGTTCAATCAGAATCTAAGTACGAAGGCTATTGCACAACGACTAGGCGTTTCGTACCATAAGGTGTACCGAGCAATCAAACACCTTCAGAAGGAGGGTACAGATGGGTCAGCCTGACCTGTTGGACGAAATATGGGAAGCACTTAGTACTCCCATTGACGTAGGAGGCCCTGTACAGAAAGCACTGATATTGGCTTTCTGTTTTATTGGTGGTATCATCATGGGGGCTAAGTTACTATGAAGTATCCTGCAAAGGTGCAGAAGGTCTTGAATGACTGGTGGCGTCAGCATGGACATGATATGCACCGTCCTGATTGGGGCGTAATCAAATTGTCCGCAGGGAACACGTACGAACACAATATGCGTGTAGCGCAAATCTGCATTCATTTGCTTCACAATGACATTCCTTTCGCAACCGAAGCAATCCTACGATACGATGTTCGTCCGGATATCATTTGCCCAACACATGTTCTTCCAATCATTGAAGTCCTGTGGAGTGAGTCAAAAGAAGATTTCATGGAAAAGAAAGCGGGAAAATACCCTGACAGTCTAGACAAAAAGTGGATACTGAACAATGCAGGTGATGAATTCGACCCGATAATGTTGGAGTAAATTACATGGGGAGAAATCGCGATATGATGAACCATCGGTTGGGTCATTGGGAAAAGGTGGCCGAAGAATTCGCCCGTGCGAAGTTTCGTGGTGAAGACCCGGAACACGTTACTATTTTGCTAGACCTTCTGTCCGAAGGCAGTTATCCGTATCTGCGAACATTGGCTTCGTTAGGCGACCGTGAATTGATTCGTCAACAAATTGACATTGATGTTGCATCTATGCAGAAAGCAGTTTCCATCATCCGTAGTATTGCTGTATTATGTGCAAACAAAGGATGGTCAGAACAGGAATTTGCTAGTGCTATGAGTTTACTGTTTACTGGTAGTCCAATCATTGAAGAGTTATTCGATGCGGAACTAAACAGCAATAAATTACCTGATTCTGACGATAAGACTAGGGTTGAGCGTATTCGATATGTTGGGCAATACCTTCAAGACCTAGATGTAACGAGCGATAACCATGAGTAATCTGCACTTTACCTATGAAGGCCGACCCTGCGGGTCATTGCGAAAGTTTGCTAGCGAAGTCGTTAGCATCGAAGAAGAATGGGTTTCCTCTTGCGAGAAGGGGCTTGCTACCGTCAATTATCAAGCGTTCCTTAACCCAGTAAAAGAAGAAGTTCTTCGGTTGCACGCTACCGAAATTACTGATTCTCAAGCATGGATGATTGTGATGCAAATTTTCAGTAAAGCCGTCCCTGACTATCTTCGTGATGAAAAGAATGACGAAGAAACTGACCGAAAAGGAATCGTCAAGAAAGGACTTCAGGGAATTGCCGGTGTCGTTGATACTGCTTCTCGTGTTGTTACTGCTCCTGTCAAGGGAGTAGCCGACATGGTGAAAAGCACGGAAAAAGCATCTTCTGGTGAAGACCAGTAAATAAGGCCATCGCCAACTATAAGTACTGTCGCTTATCGTTGCCCTTCATGCAATGGGGGGTTGAGATTCCGCTTTACGCCAAGTTAACCGAAGGTCTAGGGAATCAAGATTCCATGAAGTTGCACAACCTTCCCATTAAGCAAGGTAAGGTCTGGTTTCATGGCCCCGGTGGTCGCAAGCGACTTCAAGCCATTCTTGACTACTACAATCTCGGCAAAATTCCGCCGGGTGAAATGCTTCAAACGTTTACTACGAAGACCGGTGCGTTTAGTGTAGCAGATATGCAACGCACTGTCGAAGAATTGCGTGGACCCAACGACGATGGCTATTACCATGGTCGTTGTCCTTCATGCAAATCCAAAGGAGAAGCCGTTGGTGAAGTGTGGGATGACACAGGCGACCATTTCTATGCTAACCCCGATAACGGGCGGATTGGTTGCTTCTCCGGTTGCAAGAAGAATGAATTGATTGCTTCTGTAATCAGCGTCCCAGAAGAACCTACTATTGTATTACCGAACACCAATGGTGTTTCACAGGTATCGCAACACCCGGTATTATTGGCCGCAGAAGTTCGCGCTAGAATCAGTGGAAACAACGTTCTATGCGAATCGATGAACAAAGAAGGCGAGAGTGCAGGTCATTTCAAAGTCCCTGTATCTGAAGTCCAACGTTTTGCACGTGCAATTGTAGCAATGCCCACTAAGCGATTCACGATTCGCGAATTGGCCGAATCAATGGGATTCAATTGGACAGAAATCCAAGGGAACAGAAGCGTTACCAAAATAATCCATCCCCCCGTCAAGGCTTTATACGGACTCGGGGAAATCAATTACTACAAGGATGGACAAATACAAGTGAAGTGAATATCATGGAAGACGAAAGAAGAATTGTAAAATGTACGGAATGCGGTTCTAGGGACTTAGAAACAGACAATACTCGTGGAGAAGTTGTTTGTAATTCATGTGGCCTAGTTCTAGAAGAAAACGTAATTGACCAAGGTGCCGAATGGAATGTCTATGGTCCTGAAGACGAAGGAAAGGCACGCACTGGCGCCCCTACCAATTTGTTGCTTCATGACAAAGGCCTGTCCACCGATATTGACTGGCAGAACAAAGACTACTCCGGTAAGGCACTAAGTAGTGCTACTCGCAGTCAACTACACCGTATGCGTAAATGGCAATCGCGTGCAAGGTCGTCAAACTCCCGTGAACGTAATCTGCAAAATGCAATGCAAGAAATGGCCGCTATGGGTGCAAGGCTAGAATTGCCTAAGAGCATTCAAAGTGAGGCGGCGCTTATCTATCGTCGGGCTCTTGAGGCTAACATCATTCGCGGACGCAGTATCCCCGGTGTTGCCGCCGCTTGTTTGTACATTTCCTGTGAACTTGCAGGTGTACCCCGTCCTATTTCTGATGTAAGTTACAGGCTACGTATGGGTAAGAAGGAACTTGGGCGTACGATTCGACAAGTGAAACTCAAACTTCGTATCCGTACTGCGCCCAAAGAAGCGAGTCAGTTCATTGGACAGTTCTGTTCCAAACTTGGCCTCAATTCTGAAATCGAAAACAGTGCTGTTGAAATGTTCAATGAAATCAAAGTAATGGAACTTGATAGTGGTCGTGGGCCAACGGGTCTTGCCGCGGCATTGATTTACATTTCTGCAATGAAGGGTGGACAACGTAGGACACAGCGCGATATCGCAGATGTGTCCGGAGTAACAGAAGTTACAATCCGTAACCGATACAAGGAGTTAGCCTCCGCGTTAAAAATCAACATGGAGGAATACATGTGAAGTATCTTCCAGAACAAGATTCGGAATGGTGGTTCACATACATGCGTAACAACGCATGGTATCTAGCAGACCGAATTGAGAAATTGCTCAAGGCGATAGAAGAAGGTGATGAAGAATATCAGGAATTTTTCCGAAATCACTTTAAGGCGGTTTTGCCCGACTTCTGGAAGGCGATAGGCCGTAAGAAGTGAGGTGCGAAAAAATGGCCGTGATTACCCCTGCAAAGCCTACGTCTTATCGCATTGGCGATAGGAACATCAAGACAGACAATTCTCGTGTTGTCGTCAAGGACAGGGATGCTAACGGCGATGCTCTTTACCTTCAAGAGGATGGGTCATGGGGATATTCCCCTGCGGAGGTTTTCGTCAAGCAATCCATTTGGTTTGACCCCAACAACATCAACGAAAGAATGTATGATGAATACGAGGGTGGTTGGTCGCTAGAAACTGAACAGATTGACATTGACAGATTGCTCAACATTTGCGGTAAGTACATGGAACGACCAAACTTTGTTCGTGATGGCGAAGGCCCAGACAGACAAGGCTTGATTCGTATTGATGTTCCTAATCAGTATGTAATGGGTCGATTGATGAACCGTATTACGCCTACATTCAATGGCGATGTGAAACTAGCACAGCGTTTCTGTATTGACAATGCATTCGATGTTTCTGAAAAGATGCCCCGTATTTGCTATCTGGATATCGAGGCTTGTCGTGCAAATGAGTTTACCAACAGTAAGGGGTTCCGTGAACAGGAAATCACGCTCATCGTCTGTATGGATTCCTACACGAATATTCTTCATGCCTTTGGGTTCCATCCTTCATTCATTGATGGTGTTGTTGCTCCTTATGGTATGATGAACGATATTGGGTCTGATGTTGTATTGCATCACTTCTCAACAGAACGTGCTATGCTTGATGCTTGGCTTACACACATGGAGGATATCGGCTACGACTTGATTACTGCATGGAACGGTCATGGATATGACCTGCCTCAATTGTACTTCCGTATTGACAGTAATGGGCTAGACACTGCTCGTCTTAGTCCGGTTGGTAATGTTCGTGCGCCAAACAGTCGCAATCAAGATGGCGATGGTATCGGGGACTACAACTTCTATCTGATTGAAGGTCGCGAATCACAACCATACATGCATACCCAACCTTGGGATGGTGTGAATGTCATGGACTTGATGTGGGCGGCTGAGAAGAAACACCACGCGACTACAAGCAACAATCTTCCTTCTCGTGCGCTTGACAATGTAACTAAGGATGCATTGGGCGATGAAGTAGGTGGTAAAGCCAAATGGAAACCTGACTTCTTCAACGAGGACTACCATGAAGAATGGGACAAGTATGTTTACTACTGTCTTCGCGACGTTGAACTGATGAAGATTCTCGATGACCGTTGGGCTATCATTGAAGGATTCCATCGTTTGCAGGTCAAACAGTGTGTACCTTGGTCAGATATTTTCTACACTTCCAAACTGTTCTCGGTCATGGGTCAGCGTAAGGCCGACTTCATTCAGCGTTCTGGGCCTTCTAAGGCGGAGCGTAAGAACATGGAGGACATGGAGAAAATCCCCGGCGCGTGGGTTCTGAATCCCCAAAAAGGTGTCTGGGAATGGGTCTATTTGATTGACTTCAAGTCATTGTATCCTTCTGCTGTAATGACCGCAGACATTGGCTATGAGAACATGCAATGGGAGGAACCAGACTGTGATTACTTTGAGGGTGAATACCCACCTGAACAGAAAGGGGACGATGCTATTCCTGTCTATTTCCGTAAGGGCGAGAAGAATACGCTAAGGGAAATTGTAGGGGAACTACTAGAATCTCGCGCTGAGTACAAGCGTCTTCAGAAAGAAGCAATCGCCGCAGGCGATGATGCTCTAGCCAAGCGGTACGGTATGGATGAACTGAATACCAAGATTATTGTCAACTCGGTATACGGTGCTACGGCATCTAAGGTAAACGGATGGGGTAATCGTGCTGTCGGTGGTTCCATTACCAAGTTCGGTCGTGAAGCCCTAGAGTTTGCAAAGAAGTATGCAGAAGATGAAGGTTACACTGTATTGTATGGCGATACTGACTCGATTTATGTCAAGGGCCCTGAAAACTTCACCCCTGAACAGCATCTTGAAGCCGCTACCAAACTCGCTGATGAAATCACTATGCTACTGCAACTAGAGCATGATTCTGAGTACATCGTTGCAGAACTTGAAATGATTCTGGACAAGATGATGTTTGCTGATGTGAAGAAGAAGTATGCAGGTCGTAAGAAGTGGACTGACAAGCATGGTTGGTTGGACGACGATGTACCTTTTGCACAGCGTCAGAAAATTATGGGCTACGAATACCGACGTGGTAACTCCGCACCTATTACCAAGCAAGAGCAAATGAATTTCTTTACACTTATTTTTGATGAGAACAAGAGCGAACAAGAAGTCTATGCTCACTACACCAAGGTCATTGACGACGCTCGTAATGGGCGACTAGACGTTGAACAATTCTACCGTCGTACTCGACTGACTAAGCCCGTTGAGAACTATGTCGTTCTTGCGTCTGACAAGAAGGGTGTTGTGTGGTTTGATGAGCATATTGCTGTTGATGGTGAACCTCCTATTGGTGTAGGTGAATACTACTTCTATACGAGGGTTAAGGATGGCCCTACGAATATCCCTGAAGGTGGGTATGTTGTATTCCGAGATGACTCGCAGATTGCAGACTACGAACTTGATTGGAATTTGATTGCCGATGCTACACTTGTGATGCCTATTCGTAATCTATTCAAGCCGTTGGGATGGGACACGGATGTATTGAAGAATCCGAAACGTAAGTTCTACCGACTTGAGGACTTCCTAGTTGTTTGATTACCTCATTATGGGAATCCAGTACCCGATAACTCCCCTCCTAATCACAGAGGGGTCTGGGCTAAAGCCATTCGTAATTGAACCCGAAAAGAACATTGGTTTTTGTTATGGAACCTTCTTTCCGTAGAATTTAGAAAGAAAAAGAAAACTCAAAGAAAGTTCTTCTACATTGCTTACGCTCGGGCTCGCAGTATGTCGAAGTGGGTTCTAATTTACCCTGTCCCTTTTACATAATTTCAAGGGACACACACTGCGCCGCGATTAAAAGAATATAATTTCATACTAATCAAGCCTGAAGTCTGGACCAACACGGGGTACAGAACCTACTGTAACTGCCTCCACCATACCTCGCAGTTGGTCGTTTTGTTCCATCATCGCCCCTGCTGAAATCTTGTCAAAGATTGCTTCACCGGCTGATGCATGTAGGAAACTTTGCGAATGCGCGCCTCCCCACCCACGGTCAGGTGTAAGTGTAACTGGATATCCTTTCTGGCCGATACGGTCAACCATGACTTGGATATAGCGATGGTCATATTCGCCCATTCCATTGCCCCCGAACTCATCGTTCATCTGATTATCGATTTGCTCGTAAACACAGTCTAGCATTGCTTCTAATCCTAATTCTTTGTACACTACCCAATACTCAGAGGTCCAAGTCATCGAAGGGATGATGAAATCTCCTAGCAGTTCATGTATATCTTTCCATAGTCCACTAGACTTTGCAAGACGAGGTCCACGAATACGTACACGCCACAGTTCTAGTTCTTCATCAAATTCAGCCATAGCGAATTCTGCACCATCGATACCACTAATACGAATTGAAAGTAACATATCACGTGCAACTAGTAGGTCTTGTGCAGATGCTTCAGGAACTTTGATTACTAGTTCATCTCCGTTTTTTAATGACTTCTCGATTGGGAAATCACGTCCAAAGATACGGCGGATTTGTCGTTCTGTAAAGCCACGGTCAATTCCCATGGTATCCATGTATTGCCCATCCACGACCACTGTGAGGAAGTCTTCTCCATAGTCTACTGAATCAACGATATTTTCCATGTATTCTTCACCGCAGAATCGAGCGATTGCTTCCGCGTCGGTCTTAGTGAATTCCGGCTTAAGATAGATTAGTGTAAATGCATCTGGATTGTCGCCGCCAGAAATAGTTACTACTCGCTTGATACCCTTTACAGTACCACCACTACTGAATTTACCACCGCCGTGGAATGAACGCAAACCTGCTTGTCCTACTGGTTCGCCAATATTAGCGGCGGCGTTAGCACCGATAGCCTCACCGGGTATACACTTCGATTCCTCAAACCATTCCAAATATCGCTTACTTAGTTTCTTAGCCATAGGTTTGAGGATTTCTCGCCCATCTAGGAATTCTATCAGTTTATCGCATGAGGTTCCCGTGTGTGCGACCATAGCGAATACAGTGTCAAGATTCATTGACTTCTCACATTCACCACAGGGTTGGGCTAGATTATTGCCGTGTTTACAATCGAAATCAAACAGAAGTGGTTGGAGAACGATGTACTTACCCTTGTCCGACAACTGCTCGTGTCCATCGCCTCTAATATGGTGAGGCCGAAGACCATCCCCGCCAAGATTGAAACTTACAATAGTACCATCACGTACATCAACAGCATTCTGGTTCTCATCAACTACTACATCCTCCAATGCACGCTTCAATTGATATTCCAAGTGCCCTGCATCTGCAATCGCACCTTGCGAAGACTCGGCTAGGCTACGCCTACCTGCGGCTGAAGCCAACCAGAACTGGTCAGGTTCCATACCGGTTCCATAGCAGTTATCGATGAATCCTTTGTTTCGTGGGTGTTCTGGGGCGTATCCCTTTACTGGATAATGGGCTAGGACCCTCCGATTATTGATGCCAAAGATAGGACGCTTACCACCGTATGCTACCTGTCCATAAGCCGCTGACATCTGCTGAATATTCAGTGCTTTACCACGTGCTTTACTTCGTACAGCAATCTGAATAGGATTGGCGGGTCCTACTTGGTCTGATACGTAGTCTGTTACATATCCTTCAAATTCTGATGCAATGGACTTGATTTGGTCTTCGACCCAGTCCAGTGGGTTCTTACGAATCTCAGCGCGGTCTTGCAATGTCAAGTCTGGTAGTTTCTCTAGCCTCCGTTCGTCGTATGCTAATTGGAACTCCGTCATTTTCTTTGCCGCTAAGTCGTATTGCTTACTGATTTCCTCTCGTACATTGAAATCTAGTAATGAACAGTCCCCTGTACCAATCGAGTATCCTACGTGAAGATGTGCGGCAAATGCCATACGGGTAAACTGCATGATGAACTTCTTCATTTGCCTAAACCCTTCTTCATACCCAAATTTGTAAAAGAAAGCAGGTGCAATGGAAGCCCCACCTTCACCGAATGAAGTCTTGTCGAGTGTACCTTGGATAATTTGACCATCTAAGATGACTACGGTTTCTTTGACTTCTTTACCCCTGAACTCTCCGTTGTACAGTTGTTTTGATGTTGGTTTTCTTTTGATACTACCATCGGAGTTTCTTTCTGGGTTATTTCCTCTAAATGTAGCATTGATTCCATCTGGGATAAGCGTTGAAAGTAGAAGCCTACCTGTCCAGTACATTTTACCATCGCTGTGTTTGTAGTCCGGTTCTGGTACTTCGGTTGGATAGTCCATGCCTCCATCTTCTGTTCTGTACCATGCAGAAGCAAGTAATTTCATTGTTCGTGTCTTGTCAAAGAATGGGATTGCTTCATCTGTCGTGTAGCCTACACCAGAACTAAACTCGCCCGCACGACTGATAATGGGCATGGTCAACAAAGCAAGACCACTAGTTTCATCTTGGTCAGTAGCGACGGTTAGTTTACCATACCGTCCGTGAATCACGTTTTTGTCAAGGTGCATAATGTCTTGTGCTTGCTTGATAGATTCAGCAGACTGTACAAAGTGTACTTTTCCTGCATCACCGTCGTAGTCTGCGTTGAAAGGAATACAAATTGTTGGGTTGAATGCAATAGACTTGGTCTTCATTGGAACTACTTTGAATGCCATGATACTTTGTCGGTGCAAGGAAGGCGCACGGTTGAATAATCCCCAATCTCCTTTGATTAGATGCCTACCTACGCGGTCCCCGATTTGCAGTTGAACCATAGTTTCCCTTCGTTTCCTATTCCAATCAAGAAGAAACTTGTTTCGCAACTTTTTCTGTTCGATAAAGTCCATTCCCTCGATTTGAATTTCGTTTTCATCGAGATAGTTCTCGTAGTCCATCTTTGCAAGTACATTGTCGATTCCTTGGTCTTGTAGGGTGAACCGCGTGCGCATTGGGTCTTCATCACGAGTCAATCCTCCGCGAATCAAATATCCTGCACCGGGATAATGACTGAAATCTTTCGTGTTTACAATCGCGGAATCTAGATTTGGACTACCATTGATGACTGCTTGTTGTAGGCGTTCGTAGTTTTCTGCCGTAACCTCTTCTTCTACTGTAATGGTCATACAAGTAGAATAAGAAACTCCTACTTCGTCAATATCAAGGTCAGGGCTAGGAGTAAGAACAGAATAGGATACGCTGTTTACTGGCTTTGTCTGTACAATCCTACGCATACGAGATTTACCACGTCCAACACCAGAAAGGCGGTCCATAATTCCCTTGTAGTTGACCATCTTTTTGCGGCCGCGGTTATCACGGATAGTAGTAGAACCACCACTACCTACTTGTGATGTTTGGCAAGTAAGTACGTGTGTACATGCACGGAATAGTTCTCTTTGGAATCGTTGGATTACACCAACGTCATAGTTACGTTGTCTTGCCTTGATGATTTTGTTGTTTACGAATACTACTGCGGAATACAGTTTCGATAGGTCGTTCAAATCTAAGTTTCCATCAAGTGTAAACGAATTCGGTCTGATAGGGATAGGTGCTACTGGTAGTACTGTCCAATACATGTGTGAGGGTCTGTTTCCACTTCCGAAGCCTAGGAACTTGTAGTGTTCCGTAGGGATGTTTTCTAGGATTGTGTATACTGCACCCATATCGAGTTTCTTTGGCCCTGTGTAAATTGGTTTGCCCGGAGTGGCCTGCCATCCTTGATAAGCGTGGCTCCACTTGATTTCTGGTGAATACTCATCACAACGAGGACATGGATACAGTTTGTTCTTGGTGTCTTCTTTTGTGTGGTTCTTCCTTACTTGTCCAAGTGTAATACTAGCAATGGTTTCGGAACCGAACTGATTCTGTTCTTTCTCAAACAAGTAATCAATGTGATATCCGACTTCTTCTAATTGTTCATCTGTTGCCCTGATATGATGGCAATGATGGCAGACCATGTTAACTGTCCTAGACAGTGGATAAGATAAACCTCCAAAGTACGAATTACCACTACGTAGATACAAGTAGTTTGGAACAGGTGCCGCTAGTTCAATATGACCAAAGTGTCCGGGACAGTTCATCAATGGTACGTTTGTGTTTTTTGTTAATCCACATGTGTAGCATTCTTCACGGTCTTCTGCTGAACCCATCCTTGGGTCCATTACCCCATGTTCGATTGGTAGTGGTGCTGTGCGGGACTGTGTATATGATTCGTGTTCAAAGACTTCTACAACAGACATTTGGCGAATTTCTTCTGGTGATAGCATAGAAACCTCAAGTGATTTGATTTGAGGTTCCCATAGGTGCAAGATAGAAGCACTGTCGTACGGACTGATTTGTAGTTCGTAGTTGAAGTTGGCAGGTAAGATAGCCCCACGAAAACCCTCCTTAGTTTCTTCTGCTTCGCCAAGGATAGGGGTTTGGTCTTCTATGTAAGGAGGGTCATACGAGCCTTCTTCTTTTTCTGGTACTTCCTTACCTTCGTCAATCCTTCGCTGTACGAATTCGTCCCATGTAGGACTTAACTTGCACTTCACAATCACGAGTCTGTCTGCACCCTCCCGGAGTCCCGCGGCGTTTGGATGACGAAGCGCCCACTTTTTTGCCGAAGTTAACGTCTTCGGAACCCATCTTGCCGCACCGAAATTAAGTTCCACGTAATTGCGGCCGTCTATTTCAGAAGTGAAAATCTGTTCTTCTCGGACAGGCCACCAGAAGTGGGTAACTCGCCAGTCGATTTCTTCTACTTCATCCACCATACGACAACATCCTGATGGATAGCGTTAGTCGGCGGGTAACCATGTAGGCTTCTTTGGTCGTTTCACTTTCCTGACGCCGATTTATCATCGCATTCAGTAGTGGTCCAAGGTTTGTAATTTGCCCCGCCGGGACGTTAATCACACCGTTGCTAATCTTCGACAGCCTGCCATCCATCAATAGGCGGTTGCCGACGATAGCCGGTACCTCGTTCAGTGAACCTTCTGTAATCATGTTGAATTTGACCTCTAGTGGAACCATACTGAAGATTTCTGGATTTCCTTGAAAGTCTAGAACGTACTTTTCAAGTCCAATCTGTTTACCAATTTGAGTTGGTGTCATTGTTGGTGTAATGTCAATCGTGTAAGTGCCATAACCGTACTGGGGTCCTTGTAGGATAGTGTCGTGAAGTTTTCCTTGTAAGGATTCAATGTTGAGTTTACAATCTCCTTCTACCGAAAGGACTGCGATTGCCGTACCATCGCGTTCAATCGTTACTAGATTCGTGGAGGTTTCAGACCAAGGCGTTTTCCCAAACTCAACACCTGCTGTTCTTCCATTAAGGAATTGATGAGGATTCAGGTGCATTCGTTGGATTTCCCCGATACCGACAAAGGGCACTGCATCTGCAAAGTCAATGCTCCACAGGTCGCCGCCGGTTCGGGACATGGTTATCCGATGCGGTAATCGGAAATAAATCAACCTGCCATTGCTTTGACAGCCAAAAAGTCTGCAAGTTCATTCATTGGGTTCCCTACGTGCGCTCTAACCCAGATGTATTCCGGTTCTGTTCGTAGTTTCATGTGCATCTTTTCGATACGCGCTTTCAACTGTACAAGTTTGGGTGCCTGAATCTTATGTTCGCCATTCATGCCTTTCACAAGTAACTGTGAATCGCTCTTGATGGTAATATTGACGTATTCGGGTACATCTAGACGCTCATAGATTTCCTCAAGCGCCCTAACCACTGCATAGAACTCAGCATAGTTACTAGTTTCCTTACCAATGTATTCACCAAGTAGAAAATCAATACCATCGTAATCACGATTAGCAACTACAACACCAATACCGGCATCTCCATGCTCGCCCTTAGAACCGTCTGTCCATACTTCGTACTTTACCATGATAATCACCGGATAGCAGGGATAACGATTCGGAAGTATGGCGTATCTTCTCCACCGGTTCTACTCTTGCGTAGAATCTTCACTACCGAACCGATTTCAATTTCTTCGATTCCTTGGCGTTCTGCGGCAGACCTTAGTGCCGGGTCGGTTACAAGAAGCCCGGGAAGACGAGAACGTAGTGGCCCTAGTTCCGCTTCTGCTTCCTTTTGTGTTAGAATGATGTGCATGGGCACACGGCTATGGTTTAGCGGGTCCATACTACACCCGATGAGGAACTAGGCTATAATTTCACCAGTCTTCATCGTCATCTTCTTCTTCGTCGTCGCTACTACTGAACTTCTTCAACAAGGAATTGATGTCATCTTCCTCTTCGGCTTCGTCGGCTTCGACAGAATCTTCCTCCGAATCATCAGAATCTCCTTCCTCGTCTTCGTCATCATCTTCATCCCACCAATCGTCGTCATCGTCGTCTTCCTCATCTTCGATATCATCTTCATCGAGTTCGTCCCAGTTGAGGTCGTCGAAATCGTCATCCCAATCTTCGTCATATTCGGGCTCCTTCTTTTTCTTTGCACGCTTTGGTGAGGCCTTCGACTTAGCGGGTGCTTCGGTAGCGCCCTCCGAGTCCATAAGTCCAAGATGCTTTGCCGTAATATCGGAATTCTTCTTCATGGCTAGGCTAGGTTCTAGCCAACCTTTCAGTTTCTTCTTTGCGCTTCCTTCGTTCATTGCCTTTACAGATACATGAAGACTGTATGTGAATTGCTTCATGGTACGAGCAGGTTTCAACTAGGCTATGAAGAATGCTATCATTAACCTATAAGTTCATAACCGAGTTACTTATGAGTTATACTGATGGCAAGTGCCGCCGAGTGGGAGAAGGAAGTCTATACGACGATTCAGATTCGGCGCTATGACAAGACCCGCTTAACCAATTACGCCTTGCCTCGGGAACCAAGTTGGCGTACTATCAACCGAATCATGGACATGGTAGAACTAATGGACAGATACGGTGGATGGTTGGAAATCAAACGCAGGTTAGACAAGGAGGAAAACTAGATGGCGAAATACAAGCGAATCGTGAAGCACATTGAGGCTTCATTCAGACGGGTGATGGAACGAGAAGGTGTTGAAGAGGTCAATACACGTCAGATTCAAGACGAGTACAATATGGCTAGCAACTACGGTATTACCACTCAGCGTCTTACAAACCTACTACAACGTCGTCCTCAATTCAAGCAAGTACGGACTGAAAGTATCACTGGTACAAACAGGCAGACTACTTACTGGAAATTGGCTGAAATCGAGCAAATTCAGTAGTTTTGATAGGGTATCGATACCCCCTCAAACGCTATCATAATGGAAGGAGGGACACCTGTTCCTCCATTCCAAGATTATCATAGAATGATTGCCGACTAGCAGTATTCCCAATCTACGGATTGAATATTAGTGATGCTGTAAATCGACAATCACCTTTACCGTGCCGTATCCTATCGGCCACGGTAACATGAGGATATTCAAGTGTGAGCGTAAATACCCGAGAGGGGGCCTCCATACGGTGGAAACACAGTAGGGGAAGCGCGTACAGTAATGACATTTGAAAAACAGAAACCGGGATACGATGAGAAGTGTCGCGCCTAGGCTCCGTATGGAGAAAGCCACCTTACAGGTCATGCTGATGGTGGTACTAGACGTGGAATTCCGGGTGCTTGAATATCTGTTGATTGTTACCAAATTGAACACAAATCGAGGCACGGCGAGAGTTCATAGAATAATCATAGAATTTGCCAACTGAGGTTGGCCCGAGGGACTGGTATCCCCGAGGTTTCCCAACGGAGTAGAACCCATCGTTTCAGTTTGTGTGAAGAGGGCAGTCCAACTTATCTACTCCAAGGAAACCATAGTACAAGACGCGCATAAAACCACGAGTCGTGCGCGGATGACGGTACCCAAAGGGCGGTTTCGCCCGGAGGGATTGTCATAGTACTTGGCGAAGTATAAACGCGAACAGGAAGTGAAAGAAAAATGAACAAGACTGTAAAGAAACTAGCAGAAGACAACAATTGGAAGTTATTGGACAAGCGATGGCAGAAGCCTACGCAACCCCGCGAATCAAAAGAGTGGGGAAGAATGTTCAACAAGGAAACGGGAAGTTATGAATATGGATTCATCCCGTATGCAACCACAACTGTTGAATCTGAACATGTAATGCTGCTACCGAACGGTAACCCGATTCCAAAGGGAACCGATGGAATGACAGACGCAATCCGTGAACTTGCCAACCTTGGTGAAGCCGCGGATGAAGCAGACGAAGAAAACCATGATTACGGATACGAGTTGTACGTTCAGTATGAATTGAACGGAGGACGAGAATCTGAGTATTATGGTTGTGGACACACCGAAGGTGTGTACGTTGTTGACGGTCACAAGAACCGTATCACAACCGGAAACACGTTGGTATGGGATTTCTGTACCGACTGTGGAAGCATGATTGGCGATGGGCCCTCGGAGTTTTACTCCGTGTTGCACATCAAACTGAACCACTGCACCAGAACCTACCTCAAGGACGAGCCGTATGGCTCGCACAAGAAGGGGGATGTGGAACAGTGGACTGAAGTCGTACGGTGGGGAATTGAAAAGTCCCCCTATGGCAAACCACATCATGTCTTCAAGGTTGAAGAAGCAACGCCGATGATTCGTCGTGCAATCAACCGTCGTTGATTCCAACACTGGAACAGCAGACAAAGAACGCTCACTGAGCGGTACAACATGTAGACCGAAGGCTACGGCCTTGCTCTACATCTTTTTTGCCGGTTGCGCAGGGATTCCGGTCCCTGCGTATACCCCGGCGTAGTTATGTCGAACAAAAAGACAGGAAAGAACAAGAAAAATCTAGAGAACCAAGACCGATGCGGGAATGGCAATTGCCATCGACCTGCAAACGGAACTGATGGTATAGGATGGTGTATGCACTGCGAGGACGACTCAAGTAACGCACTACCAATGCCAGTTGAAGAAAAGGACCAGTATGAGGCCGTTTGGACTCCAGCCGGTTACTACTACAAGCACAAGAAAACGGGAAAGGTACTCTGAAATCTTTGATTCTTAACTGATTGAATTGACGATATTAGGACCCAAAGCCACTACCAACGGCTGAGGACCTTAGGTATTACAAACCCCTTGGCGAAGGTGATACGCAACAAAAAAGGAGTGAAAAAAGAAATGGCAACAGACCAGATTTATGAGGAATGCGAACAGTATTTGGAGAACCTGATTAAACAGAAGAAGGAACAATGGAAGAAGTATACGCCTTATCAGAGGCGATGTTACTTACTCTATCGCGAGTTTTCGCGAGCGGCTATGGAAGAAATGCCAATACAGTGGAAGAACAGTATCTACCACGGTATGACAATCCATGACCTACGTTTCTATGTCTTCTGGAAGCATGTGGACCAATTTTATGGTCCTATTTTCCAAGACAAAGACGGGTGGGAATACCACCTACCCGTGGAGTAGTTGTAAGTCATATACACACACCGACGCTCAATGAGCGTGTAAACCGTAGAACGAAGATTCTACGAGAATTACGTCAACTAATGACGAAGTCCGGCTATGCAAAGGTTCAGGCCCTTGCATAGCCTCCGGACATAGGCATTGCGAACGAGGAAGCGATACAATAAAAGCGTCTGATAAACGTTGAATAAAAATCGTGGGTCCTAGTAGTGAAGACAGTAGTAGGATGATAAAGACCATGTACAAGAGAAGTAAGTACGGTTCAATGAAGCACAGTCGGGGTTCGATTCCCTAACGGTTGTAGATAGTCTGGACAAGTAAGAAATGGATGGAATGCAAATCAACGCATACCCACCTGAATATAAAAACCCAGATGATATTCTATTGACAAATATCGGCAGGCTTGCATAAATTAAAGACAATTGTAGAGAACCTGAACGCTTACGAGATATACCACTGATAGTCTGGAAAGTACTACATAAGTCTGTAAAATAGGGGTTAGATACCCCCAATGTCATAGACCAACAAGAAGTTGGTTAGGATAGTGAAAAAAGATGAAACAAGAGAAATTTTTTATGATTCAAATTATTTACTGGTATGAAACGTTCTGGGAGAACTTCAGCAGTAAGTATGAGATGACTTTTGGACCCTTTTCAACGAAGGAAGAAATGAACGCTGAAATGCACCGAGTCCGTGACTACTTTTCTAAGAAGCGCGGCTGGGTGTTCAAGAACCACAAGCAAATGACGCCATTCAAATGGCTATTCATCCACAAGTGGCACTCCTCTTGGGAGTACCACGATGATGTCATTGGTTGGAAGAAAATCAGAAGCAACAACAGAATGTACTGGGACAACCCCTACAAAGGGGCTAGTAAGAACCCAGATGGACATGTGATTGGCTTTTGGAGAACAGTTCCAATCGTGAAGCAAGGTGACAGCGAAGTTCAGCCCTACACGGTTGAAGACCACAAATCGGAAAAGCCCACAAAGCACCGATTATGTAAGTCCGATTGATGAATCTGAAAAACGAAATCACTGAAGAACGCTTACTGAGCGGTACAACGCGCACATATGGACCAAGGTCCTAATCTGCGCCCTTTCCGTCAACGATGACGGCGCCGGTTGCGCAGGGTTTCGGCCCTGCGTATACCCCGGCTTAGGTATTACACCCCTTGGCGAAGGTAAACGCACAAAATGGAGGAAAAAATATGAAAACCGAAATTGGAGGATATGCTGAAGAACTACCAGACAACAACGTTGCCATCAAAGGATTTTATGGCCGACGCATCGTCGTCCCAAAGGACGAACTAGATGCTCTCGTTGCAGAGTTCAATGCAGAAGATTGGAACCCAAAAGGAAACGATGAGGACAACATTACGCTACGCCAAATCACTGGCAGTGGTGGCCCATCTGACCAGTTCTGCATCTTCTACATGAAAAAGAACAACATCGAATACCGACCATACTACATGTACAACAAGGAGTAAATCGATTCGACGTTTATCTGAAGTATTACAGCCGTAATCTCTGACCATTTTAGGACCCAAAGCCGATAACCAATCGGTGGCGGTCCTCAGTTTTGAGGAAAACCCCCGAAAGCAAAGGGTCGCAAGGAGAGCGACCTCCAGCCGAGTAGGGCCAATGAGAAGCATCGAGTTAAGGAAAACGGCTCGATAGATTCTGACGATGACAAGTGACACGTTTATCACGTGGAACTTAGATTCTGATACATCTACACAAACCTAAACCAATCGTAGTATGCAAGTCATTGCGGATGCCTATGTAGGCCCGCGAGCCTTGGCACTTGCATAGCGGTCGAAAGCCGTCAATACGAATCGATAAGCCAAAGGCGGAGGCAGG